GACGGCCCCGCCACTTGCCCTTGAAGGTCCGCGCCCCGGCATCACGGCTCCCTTCCAGTTGGTCTACCCGGCGACCGGCCCCGTCACCGATTCGGTGACGCTGAGAACGCCCAACTTCGGCAATAAGGACCGGCTCGGCTTCAACCGAGTGCTCCGCGAGACCCGTGGCGGCACGCTGATCGTCTTCGCCGATCCGATGTGGCCGAAGATTCAGACCCTCGTGGTGAACTTCTCCGGCTTACAGAGCGACCAAGCCCAGCAATTACTCACCTTCCTGGACGCCCATCTCGGCGAGGAAGTGGGCGTGTACGACTGGGAGCACCGCTACTGGACCGGCGTGATTACCACGCCGACCGAGCCGGTGGTCCAGGACGGCAAAGACAGCTTTTCGGCCAGCTTCGAGTTCGAGGGTGAGTTGGTGCCGGCTTAGTGCCGACTTGGTGCCTGGCGAGGAGAAGACCCATGTTCACGCTTGCAGCCCCTTATCCGCTCTTGCAGACCACGACGCTCTTGCCCAATCCGCAATTCAGCGATCAAGAGGGCTTGACGGCGACCGTGACCCGCAAGCTGGCGATGGATGGCACGCGCTACACCTACGTGAAGCGCAAGGGCGACCGCCGGAAGCTGAAGTGGAGCTTCCGGCTGATGCGCAACAAGGGCCTCGAATTGCGGGCCTTCCTCTTCGCCTACTTCGCCTCGCCAGTGAGGATCATCGACCACAACGGGCGGGTGTGGATCGGCAACTTCACCAACAATCCGTTCGAGTTCGACACTGCCCAGAAGGCCGGGCCGGCGATCAGCCCGATGCCGCGCGGCGAGGCCCAGATGATCGAACTGGAATTCGAGGGAGTCGAGCAGTGAGAAACATCTCCGCAGCCGGATTGGCGAGACTGGCGACCCGGTACGGCACCGAACCCATCACCATCATCGAGGTGGATTGGGTGGACGGGAGCACCGCGCGCTATGCCGACCGCGCCGTGGGAACGATTCCCGGCCGGATCGTGGAGGTCGGCGACCTGGATAACGTCGTGGGCGTGAGCAACAACAGCGGCTCCCAGGAATTGGCCGTCACGCTGGACGACACGGACGGCACGATCAAGGCCATCTTCGACGCCCACGACGTTCACAAGCGGACGGCGCGGGTCTACCAGTATTTCACGGACCTCGATCTGTCCGACAAGTTCCTGCTCTTTAGCGGCAAGGTCAGTTCGCCCATTACTTGGAGCGAGCGGGACCGGACGGTGAAGTTCACGATCCTCTCGCAACTGGAAGACAAGGAGATCGGTTTCTCGGCCGAAGAGGGCCAGTTCCCCTACCTGCCGGCGGATATGGTGGGAAAGGCGTGGCCGATGATCTTCGGCAAGGTGGTCAACTGCCCGACGCTCCAGGTCAACAATGCGGTCACGGGCACGACGCTTACCAGCGTCGGCATCCTCAGCGGCATGGACCTGTGGGCCGATCTATCGGATGGTGCCGACGACTCGCAGTTCACTATGAGTCTCATGTTGATGGTCATTGAGCGGAATCATTATGCCGAAGTGAAAGAGTGTTGGGCACCCGCTTTCCATCTGCCAGTGGATGCCCAGAAGGCTGCCGAGCTTCAGCAGCGCATTGACTCGCTCAACCAGCAGATCAACGAGGCTGTAGCCCGCCGCAGCAAGCAGCGGGCCTGCGCCCTGGCCCGGCGACAACAGCAGATCGACGAGGCCAACGCCAAGGGTCTGGGCGAGAATCCCGTCCGTATCCTGGGCGGCGAGGATTTTCCCCAGGGACGGACCTTGACAATCAACATCAATGGCGGTCTGTTCACCGGACATTTCGCGGGCGAGTTGTTCCACGTCCAGAGCCGCGAGCACCCGGCGGACGACACGACGGCCGCTGATGCCTATGCGGAGAAGACCGAAGAGCCGGCCGTCTGTCTGGAGCCGACGCAGACCCGCTATTACCGGTATGAGGATGAAATCCCTCCGGGCTGCGGCGCGCGGCCGTCTTGGGTGAACAAGGTCACCCACTGGGGAACGGTGAGCACGACGAGCCAGGCCACCACGCACCAGATGGACACCGAGCCGGTGGCCCAGCACTTCTGGGTCGATCCCGGTGCGTCGGTGAAGATTGCCAGTGACGAACCAATCACCTACATCGCCTCGATCGTGCCCGGCACCGTCTTGGCGGTCAAAGCCTACAAGCAACTCACCGGCGAGCGGCGGCTGGTGGACGTGCCGACGGACCTGTACACGGTCACGACCCAGACCTACGGCTCCGTGACGGCTGTGCAGATCGTGGTCAACAAACCGCTTTCGTCCATCACGGATCAGGGTTGGAGCGACGATCTCTACGTGACGTTCCAGTCGAACGTCGGCCCGGACACGGTGGCAATCCTCAAGTACCTGATTGCCAACTACACGGAGCTGACATGGGACGAAGCATCGTTCAATCACGTCCAGGAAAAGCTCCAGCCATTCCCGGCCAACTTCCCGATCTTGGATCGGAAGAACGCGATCCAGGTCTTGCAGGAGATCGCCTTCCAGGCCCGCTGTGCCATCTGGCTCAGCAACGGGGTCTTCTACCTCAAGTATCTGCCCGAGGAGCCGACTCCGGCTGGCACGATTGCCGTGAGTGACATCGACGCCGAGCGAGGCATCGAGGTGGAGCTTACGGGCACGGAAGACATCGTGACCAAGATGAAGGTCATGTGGCGGCTGAGTTGGGCGGACATTTCGGACCAGCCGAAAGACAAGGCGGAAAAGACGATCCTCTTGCGGCACAACGTCGCCAAGTACGGCACTCAGGAGCAGGAGTACGACTTCTACATCTACAACCAGCCGGACATCGTGTACAAGTGCGCAACGTTCTGGCTGATTCGCAAGTCGAACACCTGGAAGCGGATCAAGTTCCAAACCTTCTTGAACAAGCTGAACTTGGAGACCTTCGACGCCGTGACGCTGGACTTCGACCAGCCTTACGTGGCCAACGGGCCGGTGCTGGCGATTGTCGAAAAGGCCAACTACAACTCGGCCGAGAACTGCGTGGACTTCGAGTGTCTGGCTCCAGCGGCAGCGGGCACGATGGAGAAGTACCACTTCTTCTGGCCGGCGGCCTTGCCGCAGACCGACACTTGGCCGCCCGCCAACGAGATCGCGGCCGGCTGCGCCGGCGGCGACGGGATCGGCACCGGGGCCACGGGCAACCTGCCGGTGGGCGACACCACGACCATCCCGGACGGCAGCGTGGTCTTCGTCGGCGGCCCGAACGTCGTGTTCCGGGCGCACAGTGATTGGGGAGACAGCACGCCTACGGACATGGGCTTCACGGCCCAGCCGGTTGTTGATACCGCCACGTACATCAACCTCTCGCCCGGTTCCCGCCCGCGACTGAATCTGAGGACGTATCCTCGGCGGAGCCTGCCGGCCATTACGCCGGCTGCCTCGGCGGCGAGCGCGATTACGGTCGATATTCACCAGACCAAGATTCTCGACACGTCAGGCAGCGAAACGAAGGTCGCCTATCTATCGTCCATCCTTCATGGCATCAACGAAGACGGCAGCTTGACCATTGATCGCGGGGCACTGGTGGCGGACGACGAACACGAAGACGGGCAGCCGTTGTCCGACGTACTGAAGAACGGCGACGACTACTTGGCGATCCGCACGGACGTTTCCATCTGGGACCAGACCTACGGGGAGCACGAGTTCGACTTCGCCTTTGACTTTATGAGCGAGAAGTTTGGCGCAGGCACCGCGTTCCTGCAAGACGAGAGTTGAATCATGGCTGCCACTTATCCGCTGACGCTCGACGCCTGGAACAGTCTACTCGGGCGGATCAACAACCTTGCGTCGTGGCCTCCCGAGGGCTGCGATCCGCTCGCCCAACTGCCGCTGGTCACTGCGCCGCACAAATGGAGTGTCCAGGACATCGCGGCGGCGCAGGCCAAGCTGATGGAGATTTGTTCCGACAACAGTTTCACGACTCCTTCGCCGAGCGACAAATGGCGGAAGCTCTACATCGACGAGCTTGACGAGGCCATCGACAATGGCTGGTGCAACTGCGAGCCACCGATACCGTGCTGCATACCTTATGGAGAGGGGACGGTCTGGATCGAAGGCCCCGGCGGCGGCTACTGGGTGACGATACCCTACTGGCAAATCATCGAGCAATATCTTTACGGGAATATCAGCTACGGGGCGGCTGAAGCGGCTCTTCCCGAAGGGGTCATGGCGCATCTAGTGCAGTGCTACGCTAGCGGCCAGGGCTACATTGCGCACAGCTTCCATCACGGGCATTGGGTGAACTGCGTCTACCAAGACTTCTGGGTGGAGGGTGGTAAACGGGGTGAGGAGCATTGGAGTACGTGCCAGATCGACCCGGACGAGATTACTTACTTGGGACGAGTGCCCGCCCTCACTTCAAACTACGAGAGCAGCACAGTCGTTGGACCGACCAACTCTATTGATCCGTTCTGCGGGGCTTATCAGTACGATTATATCGAGCATCGGTGGTATCAGTCCTGCCAGATCGGGTACTTCGAGGTAAATGCGTATTGGTATTACTTCTCTTATTGGTCGCTGTTCCAGTGTCCAGCGTGAGCTTCCATCGCGGCAAGTAGACAACAAGGCAAGTGCGGTTGGACAAAGTGCCCAGGTGGACAACCGCCTGGGCACTTGTCATTCTTGAGAGGAGCATCCTGGATTTACTGGGACCGACGTATCGGACAGCTTCGGCAGTCGTCCAGGGCGAGTTCGCGGCTGAACTGCTCGGCACCGGGATTGCCGCAAAGCCCGGCAACGCTCAGCACGCCGTCAACCACCTGGACCCTGAGCATCCGTAGCGAGCAGGGCGGCCAGGCTGGGCAGAGGCGAGAGCCTTCCTGTCGGTAGCCGGAAAGCGCCGGCGGTGGGCTGGCGAATTCCAATGAGCCGTCCGGGTGGACAGTGGGACGGCCGTGGACCAGTTCCACGTCGGGGATCGCCTGCTCCACGAGGCGATAGAAGGCCGCCACCGGGCCGCCGGAATAGATGAGATAGTTGCAGCCGCCGGCTGGCTTCGGTCGTGGCTGGTCTTCAGGGCAGTCGCAAGGCATGGGTTTCACCACAGGTTTCGTGGACAGTGTTCCGTGGCCATCTTGATCTTGTTGATGATGGCGAACCCTTTGTCGGCAACACGGCAACCACAGCCACGGCAGATTTGTCGGCGGCGATGAAACCAGCGGCATGGTTTGCAGAAGTGCGCGAAGATGTGCTCGACGTCCTTGTCAGATCGCTCGGGCCGACCGGCGGCTGTCCAGCGGGCCAGGGCCTCCGTGTAGGAGACTGCTCGCCGAACCAGCCCTGGCGGTTCAGGTGGCTCAGATGGCCCAGATGGCTCAGACGGTGGAGGCGGTGAGGACGGCTCAGGGGTTGCCGCGTTGGTTGGCTTCGGTTCAAGCTCAAGGCAATGGCGACAGTCAGTGGGGCGGACTGGCCGCTGAAAATAACCCTTCGAGGGGTCGTTGCACTTTGGGTGCATGTCTGCGCCGGTGAGGCGCTTCGCGCACGGCGGATAGGCGGGTTGTTCCATCGCAGCCTCCTAGAACGTCCGCAGCAGCTTGTGGTACACGTCGGCTTCGGCCAGGCAATCGGCCAGGGCGTCGTGGGGATTCGTGTTGACGATCCCCAGCTTCGCGCACATCGGGCCGAGGCCGACCCGTGGAAACGGTACCGGCTCGCCCGCAAAGGCCGCCCGGTCGTTCAGTGAAATCGCATAGAGCATCCCGTCACGGGCGTGGCTGTGGAAGATGAAGTCCGTTTCCTCCACACCCAACCATGCCTTCAGGAAAGCGGACTCGAAGGCCCAGTTATGCGCCAACGGCACGAGGCATTTCTTGAATGGCAATTTCAGCGCCAGAAACCAGTCGTGAAGCCAATCGGCCACCTGCCCTGACTCCGGGGCATGGAGCAACAGGTCCGTCATGGGAATCTTGTGCTTCTGCCTGGCGGCCTCCGACTCTCGCTCGGGATGCCTCGGCCGGACGTGGGTGTAGAACGGCCGCACGCCGGAAAGGGGCTTGAAGTCCGAGTCCAACGGCACCACCGCAACTTGGATGATCTCATGGTGGCCGGGTCGGGTGCCGGTTGTTTCCAAGTCCACGGCCGCCATGAGGCAGCCGTTAAGGTGAACGAGGCCGGGATAGACAATCGAATCAGCCACAGCTCTTCCTCTGCTTCTTGTAGCGGGGGTTCTTGATCTCGTGGGTGCCCTTGCGCATGCGGCGAATCTTCAAGCGGGTGGAGTCAACCGGCTCGTAGTTCGGCATGTCGTTGAGTTCGGCCGGTAGCACGCCGCGCTCAATCATCTCTTCGTAATGAATCAGCGCCATCGCGTTGAACATGATCGCGGCCAGGTGGTCTTCGTCCCGTTTGCCCTGCTGGTACTTCATCAGGTGCCGCTTGAGCGAGGCTACACACCGCGAGAACGGCATTCCGTTTTCCCAGTTGCGCTCGGCATACTTGGCCGCTCCCATGCGGAGCCAGTGACCCTGCCGTTCCTCGGCAAAGGGCGAGATCAGGTCGGGCCGGGGCTTGTCGTCCGCGGTGTCGCGGATCGCCATGCCCTTGCCAAAGGATTGCCGTTTGCCGCTGTCGGTCATGCCGAACTTGCTCATGGTCTTCTCCAGGGTTCAACAAAGGTGTAGCTCTATGGCTTTGGTTCTTCTGCCGGCTTGAGGGTCAGGTTGGCGACAAATCGCTTGTTATCTTTTCCGGCAAAGCTCTGGTGTCGAACAGGCAGTTCGTTCGATGTGCGTTTCTTCGACCAGGCATCCTTCTCGTCCGGGTCCAGCCATTGGTAGAATCGCTCGTAAAACTCCGCGAAGAGCGTGTGCCGCTCGGGCGTCCGATCGCAACGCTGCTGGATGAACTTCTCCAGCGGGGACTGGTTCGCCTCCTCGGCTTCCCGTTTGCTCGCGGTCGTCACTACCGGCAGACGGAGCCGCCCGATCATGGGCGGCAACTCCAGGTGCATCAGTGTGTGCAGGAAGTGCGGGGCCTCGTCCTCTAGCAGAACCAGCAACTCGGGCTTGGGAATCTCTTTGCGAGGCAGGTCGCCCACATAGACCGCGGTGATGCGGGTGTCGCCAGCGAAGATGGGGCAGTTGTTCCGATGATTGGCAGTCTGCACCCAATGGGTCGCGTTGGGCTGCTCGAAGCCGTCACGCCGCATCATGCGGATGGAGATCGTCCGTCCGGTCACCCATTCCTTGATGCGTGCCAGCGCACCAGGGCACTTGGAGATGTCCACTTCTTCCACAGCGCAAATGATCGCGCCGGAGAGTTCGCCGTTGAAGCCGTCACGGCCAATGAGTGGCCGGTCGGCCTTGACGACCCCCTTGGTCACCAATAGTTGCAGGGATTCGTAGAAGATGCTCTTGCCGCTGTTCTCTGGGCCGAAGAAAAAGAGGTAGGGTGCCGGCTGGAACGGATCACGGAAGGCACAGGCGACCCAATGGCGGAGGTAGTCGGCCCCGGTGCGGATGTTCGCCTCGATGGCCCAGGGCAACTCCCGCAAGGCGGGCGTCAGTTCGCCGCCGATGTGGTCGAAGATGATGTCCCAATGGGGGTGGCGGGGAACTTCGTCCTCGGGCAACTCGGCGGGCTTGAAGCGGAACTGGGCGGCATCGAGGTTCCATTGCCGGCCGCCGGGGTACTCTTCGCGGAAGGGCAGGTTGACCAGCCGCCAGCCCCGCGCGATGGCCGCCCCCATGATGGCCTCGGCCTCCGCCTTGGGGTGATCCAGGCTTTGCAGCACCATTTTGACGTTGCCGGCCGGCTGGCGGACCCATTCCTTGTTCTTCTTCGCGACCCAGCCCGCATGTTCGACGGCGGACGACTCCAAGGCTCGGATCAGGTTGTCGTATTCGGAGAAGTCGAGCCCGTCATCCTGCCCAGGGTCGGTCTTGACGCTGAAGATTTTGACGTACTTGCTCTTCTTGTTGTCCCAGCCCTCTAGCGCCTTGCCGTCCTTGTCGCGTTCGATCTCCACGATCAGGCGGCCGTCTTTGTGGGCCTTGAGTGCCACCTCGCGATCCATGACGCTTTTATCGAGCGTGAGTTCCTGGCCCAGGCTTCTGGCGGCTTCGATGGCTTTTTTCGCGGAGGCGAACACGTAGCCGCCCTGCTCCCGTTCGACGCCACCGGAAAGGAGGCAGGCAGTCTTCAGGTCCGGGTAGCGATTGAAGTAACAAGTGGTCCAGCCTTGCCCGTCCTGGCTCCATGTGTCGGCCTCGTTGATGCCCGGCGAGAAGCGGTAGACCCGCCATGCTCCGTTGGGCAAGGGAAAGAGAAAGCAATTGGGCGTGCCACGGTCGCGGCCTTCGGAGTTCGTCTTGAAGATACCGACCACCTTGAGCGCCTTCCCCTCGGGGCCTTCGGCCAATTCCTTGAGCGCGCAGGTATGGGTTTGCAGCAGGTGATGGTCGGCGACCCAGAGGGTCGTATAGCCCGATCGCATCAGGGCTTCAATCTGGGCCTTGTGGCCGTCGTCCAGGGGAACGATCTTGCGGCTGGACGTCAGGGCCTCGAAGGGGTCTTGATCGTCTTCGGCGATCTCATTGACCCGGATCTTGGACCGGCGGCCCCGGACGACTTCGATATGGTCCCGCCAGTTGGCCGGCAGATCGGCCAACGTGAGAACCTTCGTGTTTGGCTTGATGATCTCCAGGCCGCGGTTCTCGGCCGTCATTTTCCGGTGCCACACCCACATAACGTGGCCGGCAGCGTCGATCTGGCTGGCGAAGTCGAAACCCACCTCGGCCGACATCATTCCCAGGATGCAGCGGGCCAGCGCGGCGTGTTCGGTATGGTTTGCAGTCGGGACACCCTCCTCGTCCAGATAGACGTACAGATGCACGCCTTTTCCGCCGGTGCTGCGGCGGACCTGAACGTAGGAAAGGGCTCCCGCGGCCTGCTTAACCCGCTCCAACTGGGCATCGTCGATGCCGATGCCCTTCGCATGCGCAGTCAAGGCATCGAAATCGAATCCGAACCACCGCGAGCGGCGAGCCTTCCAGTTCCAACCCGTCATGCCGATCCCTTCGGCGTAGAGATCGAAGGGATAGCCGATATTGTAATCGTCGAAGGAAGGATCGGTGGCGGCGTTCTTCGGAATGCGGATGCTGTGCCAGGTGTCGCTTCCGTTGGACCAGGTGGACTTTTTCCCGGCTACTGGCTCACCATCGGCGGCGATGACATTGATCTGTGTCTCGCAATCAATCGACCACCGGTCTACCAGATCCGCATTGGCCGGCGTCTTGCGGGCATGAAGGAAGTCGTGGATTGCTTCTGATACTTTGGGCATCGTGATTCCACTTCTTGAAATTCCGAATTAGGCACACCTCAGCGGCAGCAATCGTCAACGCCGCGTCGATCCACCTTGAACCAAAAGCGTTCGATCTGTTCGGCCGTCAGAGCGGGAATCGGCTTTGCCTTGGGCATGGGTGCCGCCTCACAGAGCGTATAAACGCATTGGGCGTGCGACCCGAGAGTCGAGTCGCTGGTAGACACCTACACATAACCCCAGAAACTTCCGTTTCTTTCAGGCAAATCGTGAAAGAGACCGCGTTTTTTGGGGTTATGTGTAGGTGTCAAAGTGTGACGTGGACGCACCGATGCCAGAACAACTGCCCGACGAGTGCCGCGAGATTCCTTTGGACCAGATCGTCGAACCGTGGGTCGTCCTGCGGGCCGTCAATCGGGAGTCCGTGGAGTACCTGGAACTGCGCGACTCCATCGCCCACCAGGGCCTTCTGAATTCCATCTGCGTGCGCCCGTCACTGAAAAGGCCGGACAAGGTGGAAGTCGTCGACGGCCTATATCGGCGGGCGGTGTGTTGCGAACTGCGGCGGCCCACGATGCCCTGCATCGTCAAACACAACCTCACGGACGAGGACGTGCTGGCCCTCCAGATCCAGGCCAATGCCCTGCGGCCCGAAACAACGGTGATGGAGTACGCCCGCCAGATCAAGCGGATCATGGAAGCCATCACGGCCCGCCAGGGAACGGACGCCACGTTGGCCGACGTGAGCAACCTGATCCACAAACACCCGGCATGGGTCCGGCAGCAGCTTGACCTGCTTGGCTTGCGGGCCGACATCCAGAAGGCCGTCGAGCGCGGCGAAGTACCGCTTCAATCGGCTTACATGCTCGCCAAACTCCCGCGGACCCGGCAAACGGAGTTCATCGACCTGGCGAAGAGCGCCCCCGCGAAGGAATTCGCGCCGCTGGTCGCCGGCTTGATCAAGCAGATTCAAGAGGACGCGCGCCAAGGAAAGCTGACCGATTTCTGCAAAGATTTCGAGCCAGTGGCCTACCTGCGCCCCTTGAAGGAAGTGCTCGGCGAGTACCGCGAGCACCGGCTGGCGGGCCTGGCGATTACGAGGGCCGGCTGCAAGACGGCCCTGGACGGCTGGTACTTGGCGCTGGAGTGGGCATTGTCTCTGGATGAAGAAAGCGTCCAACAACAGCGAGAGAAAGTCCTTGCGCGAACCCGCGCACAGCTATTGGAACGGAGGGTAGAGCCATGTGACGGCAACGAGTGACGAACCTCCTCGACTCCTGAATCCCGAACCCTGAACCCAACAGAAAGAACCACCATGTCCGACACCGCTTTGGTTCCCGTCAATTTCGACCAGCTTCCTTCCACCCAGATCGGCACCGACGACCAGTTCGCGGAACTCGCCAAAGGCGGCGACTACATCGGCCGGATGCAGCTCTATACCAAGAGCAAGGCCAACATGAAGGGCCTCATTCCGCAAGGCCACTACGGCATCCCCGAGTCCGACGAAGAAATCATCGACCTCGGCACCTCGGTGGACGTGCTGCCCCTGGCCCGCCGGCCCAAGGCCATCGACATGACGGACCTGGAGGCCATCGTGGTCAGCTACGACAAGGAATCCGCCGAGTTCAAGCGGATCGAGGCGAAATCCGCCGAGTCCGATTCGCACTGCCAGTTCGGCGTCAGCTTCCTTGTCTACGAGCGCTCCACCGGCCGCTTCCTGGAGTTCTTCTGCGGCAATAAGTCGAGCCGCCGCGAGGCGAAGAACATGTTTCCCTACCTGCCCCTCACCCAGGCGGACGTCGACGCCAAGGCGGCGGCCGGCAACGATGTCGGCGACCTGAAGCCGCACGGCCCGGTTCCCCTGACATTGAAGGCGAAGGTGACCGAGAACCGCAAGGGCACCTGGCACGCCCCCGTCGTGGTGAAATGCTCTACCCCCTTCGCCAAGCTGCCATCGCAGGAAGTGATCGCGCGGGAAATCACCAAGTTCCTAACGATCAGAGACAACGGCGTCGAGAAGGTCGAGGACAGCAAGCCGGTCCGTGCCCGGTAGTCCATCTGCTCTCGGACGGACTTGCCCTTCAGCGGCCCCGTCCGAGTTCGCCGAGGGCGGCGATGGCGACCGCCCTCGGCTCTCCTCCTCTTTTCCGCACGGCTTCGGCCCGAGCGTGGCCTGACCAGGGGAAACCCGGAACCGATGTGCCACAGTCTGCGGCCAGTTTGTCGGTGAAGAGGATTCCAGCAAGCGGAGTCTTGGTGAAACCATGCTTCCTGATGCCGTCCTGATCCAAGTCCCATCGATCGACTTCCGCACGTTCATCGGCCTGAGCCACAAGGTTCTGGGCCGCAGTCCGGCGACATCATCAGATGCCTGCCGGCGGGAACTATCCGACGCCGAGCGGTTCCTGAGCTGCCTGGCGGCGCTCCGGGACGAGCATGCGCTGGTGGGGCTCTCGCCCCATTTGCTTGCGCACGTGTCGTTCAGCGCCTTCATTGGGGCCGACGAGCGGGACATGCTCGACATCCTTCAGCTTTGTGCGGGGATGCCGTTCGTAGTGGTTGAAACAGTTGTGCGGGGCATTCAGGCGGCGGTTATCACCGGCACCCTCTCCCAATGGCGGGATGCCGTCGTTTCCGGTTGCAGCAAAGGTATCGAATCTTCCGTCCGGCACTGCTTCAACAAGCTGCACGGCTTGTTCATCGCCGCCGGTTTGAACGTCTGGAACGATTTCCACGCCCGCCAAGCGCCGGATCAGACCTTCTTGCTGCTCGAAGACAAACGTCACAGCTAGGACTCCAAATTCTCCCGCTTTCCGTGATTTATCTCGTAGAGGACCTATCGCGCCTTTTGACTAGATTATAAATGCACCCCTTCTTCGAGCAAGACCGCCTGAGCCTGTACTGCGGCGATCTCCGCGAGGTCCTGCCGACGCTGCCCGAGGCGTCGGTGGACTTTGTGGCGACCGACGCACCCTACGGCTTGGGCTTCATGGCGAAGGACTGGGACCACGAGGTGCCTGGCCCCGAGTATTGGCGGGCCATCGCTCGGGTGTGCAAGCCGGGCGCGATGATGCTGGCCTTCGGCGGCACGCGGACCTACCACCGCCTGACTTGCGCGATCGAGGACGCCGGCTGGGAGATCCGGGACTGCCTGATGTGGCTGTACGGGCAGGGAATGCCCAAATGCGGCGACATCGGCAAGCTGATCGACAAGGCCAGGGGTGCGAAGCGCGAGGTTGTCGGCACGAAGCTGGGGCGGCCCGGCTATTCCTTGGCGAATAATGGCCGCACCAACGAGGTTTACGGCGATCTTCACGATCCCGAGGCTGAATGCGCGATTACCGCCCCTGCCACGCCTGAAGCGGCGAAGTGGACGGGCTGGGCGATGGCCCTGAAGCCCGCTTGGGAGCCACTCGTTCTGGCGATGAAGCCAATGGACGACACCATTGCCCACAATGCCCTCACCTGGGGCGTGGCGGGGATGAACATCGACGCTGGCCGGATCGGCACTGAGAGCACGATCCGTACACGCGGGGACAGCCTGACCGATGCCGGGTGGGCCAGTACGAACCGCTCGCCCGTGGGCGGCTCGGAGTGTGGACGCTGGCCGGCAAATCTCATGCTCGACGATGAAGCTGTCGCTCTTCTCGACGCCCAGACCGGCGGATACGGCGGCGCGAGCCGGTTCTTCTATTGCCCGAAGGCCACGAAGAAAGAGCGCGGGCCGGGCAATGACCATGCCACGGTCAAGCCATTGGCCCTCATGGAGTATCTGCTCACGCTCCTCTCGACGCCCGATGGCGGCGTGATCCTAGACCCATTCGCCGGCAGCGGGACCACGCTGCTGGCCGCCAAGCGGCTCGGCCGCCGCTCGATCGGCGTCGAGTTGAGCGAGCACAACTGCGAAATCGCCAAATCGCGACTCCAAATGTGACGAGTTCTCGTGATTCATCAGAAGAGGAACCTTGTATGTCGCTCCAAGAAGTGAAGGTCATCGCTCAAACGTCCAGCGGCACGAAGATTCGTGTGCCCGTGCTGCTGGAGGCGAAGGGTGGCCGCATCTACTTCTGGGACGGCAAAGTCGGCACGAAGACGCGCTACGGGCTGATGTCTGAAGTCAAGGCAATGGCCGGAGCGCACTTCCACGGCTACGACGACGAAGGCGAGTATGCCAAGGTCAAGGTGTGGTCGGTAGACGACTGCCAGCGCAACCGCTTCCAGATCGGCTATCTCTGCGGCGAGGACGTGTACGCCTGGTTCGACAGGCCGGTCGTGCGCCACGAGTATCGGCCGTTCTCTCGCGCCGGGCAGCCGGCCGTGGTCATGCCGCACCAATATGACCTGGCGGACGCCGGGCTGACGTACCACTATCAGATTTACGCGGCGGAAATGGGATGCGTGGACGGGGACGCCGTTGTTCACGTCAACAGAGCTAATAGAGGATTCAAGCTCAGTCTGGCGGAGTTGTGGCGCAAGTTTCACGGCGGACAGGACCGGGGCCGCGCATGGGATCGTTCCATTCCCACCTACATTCGGTCTTTGTGTGGCGAGACATTGCGGTTGAATCGCGTGCTCAATGTGCTGGCGAAGGGGCGGCAGCCCGTGGTTCGCGTCACCCTGGCCTCGGGCCGATCTGTCCGCGTTACTGCCGACCATGAGATTTGCGTCGGCTATGACCGGTATAAGCCGGCCGAGCAGCTTCGTGCCGGAGAGACAGTGCTGACCAATGGCGTGAAGGTGGACAAGGATGGTTATGTCCGCGTCCACGGCATCCGTCACCATCGCGAGTCGACGCACGGCGTCTACGAGCACATCCTTGTAGCCGAGGAGATGGTCGGCCGCCCCATTGGGCGGGACGAGGTGGTGCATCACAAGAATGGAGTCAAGCACGACAACCGGCCGGAGAATCTAGAAGTCTTGGCTCGCGGCAATAGTGAGCATGCTTCGCTGCACGGACGGGCAGGAGGATTCAAACGTCTTGACGGTGGCCGCGCGGGGCACGGCGGGTTAGTCAGCTTCGTTCCGCGTTTCGATGCCGTGGTTTCGGTAGAGCCCGATGGCGCGGCGGACGTCTATGACGTGGTGTGCATAGACCCACACCGCAACTTTGTCGCCAACAGCGTTGTAGTCCACAACTGCGGCAAGACACTCGCTGCCCAGATGGTGATCGAGAACTCGGGCGTCGATCTGGTCTGGTGGGCCGGCCCCAAGACGAGCCTGCCAAACATCAAGCGCGAATTCAAACTGTGGGGCTTCCCTTTCCATCGCATCCAGGTCGAGTTCTTCACCTATGAAGGGCTGGCCCGCGTGATGGACGAGTGGGACGGCAGCCAGACCTTGCCCCGGTTCTTCGTCGCCGATGAATCGAGCCGCTGCAAGACCGCCACGGCACAGCGATCCAAAGCCTGCCAGAAGCTCGCCGATTTGATCCGCGACAAGTATGGCTTCGAGGGCTACGTCATCGAGATGTCGGGCACGCCGTCGCCCAAGACGCCCTGCGACTGGTGGAGTCAATCCGAGATCGCCTGGCCCGGCTTCCTCAAGGAAGGCAGCTATAAGGCAATGGAAGAACGGCTGGCCTTCATGGTCGAGCAGCAGTTTCAGGCCGGCAAGTTCAAGAAGCGGATCGGCTGGAAGGACGACCAGCGGAAGTGCGTCGAGTGTGGCCAGGCTCGGGAGGAAGGGCCGCACATCCTCGATGAGTGCGACGATCCCGACGAATACCACGCCTTCAAGCCGAGCACCAACGAGGTGGCCTACCTCTACGAGCGGCTCAAGGGGCTGGTGGTCATCAAGCACAAGAAGGACTGCCTGCAACTGCCCGAAAAGCGGTATCGCAAGGTGGTCTGCAAGCCGACGCGAAGCACCCTTCGCGTGGCGGAGGCGATCGCCCAGGCGGTCCCCAATGCTGTCACTGGCATGACTCTGCTGAGGGAACTGAGCGATGGCTTCCAGTACCGCGAGCAGCAAGACGGCATCACGAAATGCACGCATTGCACGGACGGCACCGTGGCGGAGTGGCTGGACCCGGATGATCCCGAGGCTACCTACCAGGCCGTGAACATGCTGGACCCCGAGTTGATGGCCCGGCTCGTGAAGCAGATCGTTCCCTGTCCGGTGTGCGGCGGCTCTCGGGAAGTTCCCAAGATGGTCCGCATCGCCCGCGAGATTCCGTGCCCGAAGGATGCCGCGCTGAAGATGCTCTTGGACGAGAACGAGGAGGTGGGGCGGCTGGTGATCTTCGCCGGCTTCACCGGCTCCGTGGATCGCATCGTCAAGCTGTGCCTCAAGGAAAAGTGGGACGTGGTGCGGTGCGACCAGGGCAATTTCCAAGTCCTTGCCGCCAAGAGCGACAGCGCCGAAGGGGCGATGGTGACGGCGGAAGAGCCGCTGGACTACTGGGCCAACCTGGAGCGGCACGGCAAGGTCGCCTTCGTGGCCAATCCCGAGTCGGGCGGCATGTCGCTCACCCTCGTGGAAGCCCGCATGGCGGTGTACTGGTCCAACTCGTGGAAACCCGAGTACCGCGTGCAGAGCGAGGACCGCATCCACCGTAAAGGCATGGACGAGAACCTCGGCTGCACCATCGTGGATTTGATCCATCTGCCGAGCGATGAGCGTGTGCTCAATGTCATTCGCGCCAACCGCAGGTTGGAACTGATGACGATGGGCGAAGCCCTTGAGGGTCTGGATTGGAACGACGGCAGCGAGGAAGGCGAGATGTCGGTAGAGGAGATTGCATCGTGAATCGTGTTCGATGTCACATCGCTCTGGCCAAGGGCCAGTATAAGCGCTCCGCCACCCAGGCGGCCGTGCGAGACGTGTTGAAGTGGGTCTTGTCCGACTCGCTGTGCGAGTTGGTGTTCGACGAGTCGGAGGAAGACATAGCTGTCGCTGGCGAAGCGGTCGTACTCTTGAAGTCCCGTTTTCGAGATTGGGGCGATGAAGAGGCTGTCCGCGACAGGATCGTTACGGCTCTCGCGGCCCGGTTGCGGCCCGAATACGAGAGTCAGGTTGAAGTTGAGATCGTCCACGAGCCGGAAGACCCTTCCGACGATCCGTTCGGCCACGTTCAAGACGAAAGCGACGATTTCTACTCCGACGACTTCGACGGGATTCAGCGAGTCTTCTGATCTGTGCGAAACGTTTCTAACCTTTGGAGATTGCAGCAATGAAGTACGTGCTGTTGGTTCTGACCCTGATTGCCCTGGCAGTCAGCCCGGCGGTCGCGAGTGTCCCCGATGATTTGCAGCGTGTGAGCGTCACCATCAAGGCGGGAAGCGCCCAAGGCTCGGGCACGCTGGTGACCCGGAGAATCGGCGACGACACCGTGACCTTCATCTGGACGGCGGCCCATGTCGTCGATGGCCTGCGTACTACGCGCACCGTCGTTACGCCCCAAGGGACGCCTCGGATTCTTGTCGAGTACCGAGATGCCGAGATCGTCCAGGAGCGGCAGCAGGACGGCCGCCGCGTGGGCGAAGTCAAGTACGACTGCAAGGTGGTCAAGGTCAGCGATGCGGACTACGGCGAGGACCTGGCGGTGCTCATGGTCCGTTGCAAAGGTGCGTATCCGCTGAACGTCTGCGCGAAGTTCCACAAAGACCGAAACTACATCCCGGCGATCGGCGTGGATCTGAGCCACTGCGGCAGCCTGCTCGGACAGTTCGGGGCCAACAGCTACACGACCGGCGTCCTGAGCCAGACCGGCCGGACCCTGGCGATGAAGGGTGCTAACGTCAAAGTCTTCGACCAGGTGACGGCCGTGGCCTTCCCCGGCTCGTCTGGCGGCGGGATGTTCCTGAAAGAGAACGGGGAGTACATCGGCATGTTGACCCAGGGCGTGATGAAGCTGCAAGGCTTCAACTTCATCGTCCCCCTGCGGCGCATCCACGCCTGGGCGAAGGAAGCCAAGATCGAATGGGCCATCGACCCTACGGTCCCGACGCCCACTCTGAAAGAGATCGACGCGATTCCCGTGGAAGACGCTGGCCAGTCGCCGGGCGGCTATCCCGAGCGCAATCCGGCCGGCGAAGACCCGGCTGCGTTCAAGCCGCCTTTCAACTTCCAGGACGCGATCCGCTGGGTCGAGAGGTTTTCCCGCTTTCACCGCGCGGGCTAGTCGGCCCTCTTAGGTCTGCCCCTTGTCTGGTGCCTACTATGGGCGACAGCGCTTGAGCCGGGTGGTGGCAGGGCAGCGCCACCCGGCCTCTCGAAACCATTAACCGGCCAGAGTGATACGGAGAGATCATGCGATTGACCAAGAAGAACGTCGAGAAGATCAAGGCGGCCATCGCCGATGGCGTCACGCAGCCTGAGATCGCCAAGCGATTCAAGATCAGCCGTTCGCTCGTGTCGGACATCGCCACCGGCCGGGTCCACAAAGACGTGGAGTGGCCGGGCGGCGAACCGCCGACATCCAAGCGGGCTGGCGGCCAGCACAAGGCCGTCCCCGACTACGATCCGACGGACAAGAAGGTTTTGGAGTTGGAAGCGGAGATCGTCCACCTGACGGCTGAACGGAACCACGAGCGGCAGAAGGTCAAGGCCAGCGCAAAGATGGCAGGCTTGTTCAAAGCCATCGTTGCGGAGATGGAAACTCGCATCAAGCCGTTTGAGGCATTGCCGTCCGTCTATCAGCCTCGGCCCAAGGCGCAGATTTCGGAACATTGTGTCTTGCATCTGTCCGATTGCCACCACGATTCAGTGGTGCGTGCTGAGGAAGTGGGCGGTCTGGAAGAGCATAACTTTCCGATCTCCTGCGCCCGTGCCGAGCGCCTGGTGGATACGGTAATCGACTGGTCGCAAGACACCCTAGCCCCGAAGTTCCATTTCCCCATGCTGTGGATCTTGGCCTATGGCGATTTCACCAGCGGGGAGATTCATGGTGCGGCGGAAAGGTCTTACTACCGCAACACGTTCCGCAACTGCCTTGCTATCGGTCAGCTACACGCCCTGATGCTGCGGGATTTCGCACCGCACTTCGAGCAAGTCAACGTCTTGTACCTGTCGGGGAATCACGGAAGGCGGACGCCCAAGAAGGAGTTTGCAGGAGCACACAACAACTTCGACTATTTGGTGGCTGAGATCGCGCGGCTTCACTGTCGCGGCATCGAGAACATCAGCTTTCAGATTCCCGATGCGTGGTCGGCCAACGTGAACATCAACGGCGTCGGCTTCAATATCGCGCACGGCGACGACGTGCGCGGCAACTTGTCGATTCCGTTCTATGGGATGGTGCGACGGCAGAAAGGGCTTGTGGCCCTCGGGGCGGCGGCCGGCACGCAACGCTGCCGCTATTTCTGCCTGGGCCATCATCACGTTGCCTCGACGCTCTCGGACATCGACGGTGAGTTGCTGGTCAACGGCGCATGGGTCGGAACCGATGCCTACTCCTACAACTCGTTCAGCAGCTATCGCGAGCCGGCCCAGTGGTTCCACGGTGTTACGCCGAAGTACGGCATCAGTTGGAGACTCAACGTGAAGCTGCGGCACGACGGTGAGAGAAACGGCCCCAGGCGCTACCTGGTGGACGGCGGGCGAGACGTGGGGCCGCTTCGCACATGAAACCGTAGAACTGCGAGGCTCCTATGACGACCAGCACCATCGAACATTGGAGGGACGGCGAGTGCCTGGAGAAGTGGAAGGTCACGGAAGAAATGATCCAGCGGGACGGGGATACGGCAAAGATCGTCTTCCCGATTGGGCGCATCGTCTTGACGAGCTACGACGAATTGCACTTTTGCATTGACGACACCTTGAGAGTCTTGGGCGAGGTTCAACACCGTCCATGACTGTGGAGAGAGACGATGCCCGTCTTCTGCGTAAGTGACCTGCACTTGGGCGACCGGGGCTACCGCGACAACTTCGCGGTCGAGGGTCGCGAAGTCCGCTTCCACGAGTTCCTGGACTTCGTGGAGATCGCCGATGGACGCCTCTATGTCCTGGGCGATCTGTTCGATTGGTGGCAGGTGAACCTGGGCAAGGCGGTCATGGCCTACTTGCCGCTGCTAGACCGCCTGGACGCAATGGGCGTGACGTGGGTGGTGGGCAATCACGACAACGCCCTGGTCGCGCTGATCGGCTCCAAACTGATGCCGGATCATCCGCTCTTTCAGCGGTCCCGCCGCGCTTTCGAGGAGACGATCGGCGGCAAACGGTTCGCCTTTCTCCACGGGCACGAGGCCGATCCGTACTGCCGGGACGCCAATCCCGGCACGGGCGAAATCACGGCAATCATCTCCGGGATGCTGGAAGACCGTAACCGGGGGCCGTTCGACCGCGGCCATCATGCGGTGGAGGACCAGTTTGTCGGCACACTGGAAAGCGCGCTGACCGTCTGGCGAAAACTGACGTTCCAGCATGGCCGCTTGGACGAAATGCTCGATGGCGTGGAAGCCTACCGCCGCGAGGCGGGTGCGGACGCGGTGGTCTACGGCCACACGCATGAACCGGGGCGGATCGGCGATTACCACTTCAACACGGGCTCCTGGGCCAGGACGAACGACACCTTTGTTCGCATCGAGGACGACGGGACGACCGGCCTCTGGGAGTGGTTGCCCGGCAAGCGGGCCGTTGCGTTCGAGCACCTTTTGCGATGAAGCCGCTGGAACAGTACCAAGCGTATCCGATCCCGGTCGCGGCCATCTACTACGATGCTGCGTTCAACTGCCGGGGCGAGTTCACGCTGCAATCCGTGAAGGAACTGGCCGACAGCATCGCCGAGGCCGGGCGGCTGATCTGCCCGGTGGCAGTGCAGCCGTGGACCGCGGCCGAAGGTTTCGAGTACCGGCTGATCGTTGGGCACCGTCGATTCAAGGCTGTGACTACTTTCCTGAAATGGACCGAGATACCGGCCTACATCTGCGAGGGCTTGAGCGACCATCAGGCCCGGATGCTGAACCTCGTGGAGAACCTGCAACGAAAGAGCCTCAACGTCCTGGAAGAGGCCCGTGCGATCCAGAACCTTTATCCCCGTGGAGTTACGTTGCGGCAGGCTGCCCAGGAATTGAAGCAGCCCACCAAATGGGTCCACGTCCGGCTGCGACTGCTGCGGATGCCCGAGGCGGTGCAGCAGAAGGCCGCCGCCGGCCTGCTCTCGCAGGCGAACCTGGAAACGCTCTCCGGCATGGAATCGCCCGAGGATCAGATTGTGGCCGCTCGCAAGATCGTCGAGGCGCGGGAGCGGGGCAAGGGCAAGTTCCTGCCCGGCCTGGACAGAGCGTGTAAACGTCGTGCCGGTGTTCGCCCCCGCGAGGAAATCAATCGCATGGTCGAGAGGATGTTGGCGGCCGGGATCGTTGGCCTGCCGCCGCGAGTGGCTGCCTGGTGCGCGGGTTGTGTCCCCGACGCGGAAATTGTGGCAGAAATCGACGCCGCCACTCTAAAACGTCTGGCTGCTTGCGATTTGACTATGGAGGAACAAAGGATACGCCATGAGTGACGACGCTGCCTGCCATCGGACCCCCGATGCGGAGTCGGCGGCCCCGCCGCCCGGCATCCAAATCAAGTTGCTCGCCAAGGGCACCGTGTTGCTCTTGGAGGGTGAGACGGACATCTACGAATTGACGGTGCGTTATCCCGAGTACGGGATTGTGGAAGTGAACTCCAACCATACGGCCTTGCGTCAGGCGGGCTACGGCCAATTCACAGGCAGCGTTCGGCCAGCCCATCCGGGCGTCCACTCCAACGCGATTCAGAAAGACTGGGCAATGATGCTCCGCTTCCGCAACGGCGAGTTCCTGACACAGCGCATCCTGGCCGCTCGTGTCTGCGGCGTGGGCGACGACGGGAGCCACTGGTCCTACGACGTGTTTTAGCTCGAAGTTGTGGCATTTCACCGACCCTTTTTACCGTGGAGTCCTGCATGAATCCTTGGGAAATCGTCCTTTGGCTCGTCCCCCTTGCATTCGCCTTCCTCTGCGTGCATCGACTTCGCAAGGCGTGCAACGCCCTGGGGCGTGCAAAGGCGGTGTGGAAGACTTACGCCATTTCCGTGGAGACCGCCTACGAGTGCGATCTGGAGTACGACGACGCTCGCACATGCCCCCAGCGTGCGGCGGCGCTTGACCAAATGGGACGAGCAGGGATCGCCGCCGGAATCGCTGCGGAAATGTTGTGCCACATGGGTGAGTACCCAGATGCCTATGGGTCCAGCCCTTTTCTCCCAGCGCGCGCTCCGGCGCGGAACTCATAACCGCAGGGCCGGTGACGGCATGAGCAAAATCTATATCGATACCGAAACCTGCGGGCTGCACAGCATGATGGTGATGTTGCAGTATGCCGTGGAAGACGGCCCTATCACCCTGTATGAGGTCTGGCGGCGGCCGATCCGCGAGACACTGACGCTGATCGAGTGGATATGCCAGCACACGGTCGTCGGCTTCAACTTGTCCTTCGACTGGTTTCAAGTTGTCAAGACGTACACCGTCTTCCGCCTTTGCGACCACGACTGGATTCCCGAGGATCACATTGACGAAATCGCCATGCTTGAGCCGCACGGGCAGGACGGCCCTTGCGTCAAGCCGGCGGCGGCCCTGGACCTGATGCTCCACAGCCGGAAGGGACCAATGCAATCGCTCATGGCCCGCGAGGATATCCGCATCAAGCGGGTTCCCACGGCCCTGGCCTACGCCCTGGCGCGAGAGTTGGAGGCCAGGGTCCAATTTGACAACATCTACTTCGCCAAGTCAGCCAACCCGGACGCGCCCAAGTGGCAGGTGTTCGACCGCCACGATTCCTTCGGCGATCTGGACACCGAGTTCAAGGATGTCGTCCTGAAGTTCCACCCTGCTGGTGGCCTCAAATTCCTGGCTGAATACCTCCTGAAGCTCAAGCCCAAGTATCACTACCGCGACGTGGAGCCGTCGCCCACATGGCGACCCTACGAGTTGGGCTACGCGCCCACGGCGCTGGCTGTGTCGAGTCCCGAGAAAAGCTGGGCAATCGAGGCCGATGATGAAGACGGCAAAGGAAAGAAGGTCACAAAGTACGCCTGGCCGGGCGTGATTCGCAAGTTCATCGACCACTGGGCCACCCGTCACGATGCCCGCGAATACGCCACGGACGACATCGTTTATACGCGGGCGCTGGACAAGCACTTCGGCTGCCCCGAGCCAGGCGACAACGACTCCACCCTGGCCTGTATGGTGGCGGCCGTCCGCTGGCACGGGTTCAAAATCGACGTGGAAGGGATGAAGCGGTTGCGGGCCACGGCCGAGGCGGTGGTCGCCGCCAGCCCAGTGAATGTCAATAAGCCGGGCGAAGTCCGCAACTACATCACTGGGGCGATGGATGACACGGAAAGCCTCATCCTGGAAACGTCCACCAAAAAGGCCAACCTGGAAGCCATCGACGGCTGGCGGATCGGCGAGATGTGCCCGAGGTGCAAGGCCAAGGGCCATCTGGAAAAGGAAATAGACATCTGTCCCCAGTGCGGCGGTGTCGGCTACGTCGGCGAGTCGGAACCGTGCGGCAAGTGCGAAGGCGATCCGGCCTGCCCGCGCTGTGGCGGCACAGGGTTCCTCAAGCCGGGGCTGCACCCGGCGGCCGTCCGGGCGCGGGAAATCCTGGGCGTCAAGTTCGCCGTCAAGGAAATCGAACTCTACGACAAGCTGATCCTGGCCGGCAAGTTCCACGCCAGCTTCATCGTGATCGGTGCCCTCTCCTCCCGTATGGCGGGGGCCGATGGGCTCAATCCCCAGGGCATCAAGCACACGGTCGAAGTCCGGCAGATGTTCCCGCTCGCGTGGGAAGACTATTTTCTCTGCGGCGGCGACTTCGCAGCCTTCGAGGTGACCATCGCCGATGCCGTGTGCAACGACGAGGCGCTGCGTGCTGAGTTGATTGCCGGGCGGAAGATCCATGCGCTGTTCGGCATGGCGATCTTCCCCGGCACGACCTACGAGGAGGTCAAGGCCAGTGACGGCAACAAGACGTTCGATATGTACACGAAGGGCAAGCAGGGCTTCTTCGGCACGATGCTCTACGGCGGCGACCACAGCACGCTGGTGCATCGGCTGGGCATCCGGGAAGAGGTGGCCAGGGCGGCAATCGAGAACTTCGGCAGCCGGTTTGTGGGCGTCAAGCGGTGGCGTAAGCGGGTCGCCGATTTGTTCTGCTCCATGACGCAACCCGGTGGCATCGGCACGAAGGTCGTCTGGAAAGACCCGGCCGAGTATGCCGAGACGATGCTGGGCTTCCGCCGCTACTTCACCCTGGAAAACCGCATCTGCAGGGAACTGTTCAACCTGGCCTGCAATCTGCCGAAACGCTGGCGCGACCACGGCACGGTCGTGCGCCGCGAAAAGACACTTGCGGCTGGAAAGGAAGTGGTGGTCGCTCATATCGCAGCGATCTCCCTGGAAAACGGCGTCGAGGTCCGCAAAGAAATCGTCGTGCCCGAAGAGTACGCGAAAGAGCACGTGCTCAAAGTCGTCCGCCGCGACCGGGTGCAGACGCCGGGTGGTGCAGTCTCCAGCGCGTTGTACGGCGCGGCCTTCTCGATGCAGGCGGCCAACATGCGGGCGGCGGCGAACCACGAAATCCAGTCGCCCGGTGCCGAAATCACCAAGCACGTCCAACGGCAGATTTGGGACTTGCAGCCCGTGGGCGTCCACGATTGGCGGGTCGCAATTCTGAATATCCACGACGAATTGATGTGCGTCACCCGGCCGGACATGGTTTCGAGCGTCACGCAGGTAGTTCGCGATTCAGTCGAGCACTTCCGCCCCTATGTACCGCTGATCGGAATGGATTGGTTCGAGGAGATGAATAGCTGGGCGGAAAAGAAGAGCGGGGCCACGCAGATCAAGATTCGCGCGCCGGAGATGATGAAGTAATGGGCAGCATCCGGCGGCCAAGACACGGAGAGGAATTTTACATCCAGCGTGACCTGATTGCCTTCCTCAAGGCCCGAGGATGGCACGTCGAGCGGATGATCGGCAATGCCTTTCAGCTCGGAATCCCCGATCTATTCATCGCCCATCCCAAATGGGGCCAGCGATGGCTCGACGTGAAACGGCCGGGCAAGAACTACGGCTTCACGAAGGCCCAGAAACAGAAGTGGCCCGTGTGGGAAGCCTTTGGAATCGGCATTTGGATTCTCACCGGGGCTAACCAAGAGAACTACGACCGGCTTTTTGCGCCGCCGAACTGGCGCGACTACTGGAAGGCGTCCTGGGGTCATGTTCCTGACGTGGACGCCGTGCTCGACGAGCTAGACCGCGAAGGCTGGTAGCTCGTCATCTTCAATTCGCTAACACCGCCAACTGCGGAGACACCCTGCGCCTATGGACCTACAACAGCGTCCCGAACCGTGGATGTGTATGCCCCTGGCCTTTGCGATGGCCTTGGACACGCCTGTCGCCGACTTGCTCGCTGCCATCGGCCACGACGGCAGCGAGATCGTCTTCCCGAGTCTTCCTGAGCCGCTGCGCCGGCGATGCTTCCACGTCCAAGAGCTAATCCAGGTCGCTTTGGCCCGCGGCCTCGCGGTTACGCCGGTGGAACTGTTCCCTGTCCTGCAATCCATCGAAGCCGGCCCGCACAAGACCGTTCTCTACCCGGACAACAACTGGCAACGTTTCGAGGAAACGATTCGGGCCAGTCGCGGCGTAATCGACGGCACCGGCGCGCGATACGGCCACGTGGTCGCCTACGACCACGGCCGCGTCTACGACCCGCGCGGGCCGGACTACGACTACTCCCGCCTCGCGTGCGAGGCCCATCAGTTCTACACCCGCTGTGCTTGGCGAATTGACACCATTGGAGAACGCACCTGTGAGTAATCAGTACAACGACATTCTTGTCTCGCAAATGAGCGAACCGCTTGACGAGGAAAAGAACTTGGCCCTGTTTGAGCGTGTAGCAGCGGGTGATGCCGCCGCCCGTGAGGAAATGATTGCCGGCAATATGCCGCTGGCTGTCACCAAGGTTGAGAGTTTCATCCGTTGTTTTCCTGAGATCAGCCACCTTCGCGATGATTTGACCAGCGCCGCGTTTACCGGGCTGGTAAAAGCCGTCAACCGAATGGCCAAAGGGACGGCCCGGAAATACAAGGGCAACTGGAATCCCACCGACTGCATCGGGTCGTGGATCAATCGTGAGTTGGGCCGGCTGGTAGAGGATGAGATGCCGATCCGCGTTCCCCATGAGTCCGATCGCCTGGCGGAGAAGAACGGTGAGCCGATTACTCCGCCAACGGTCTGCAACGTCATTCCTGAGCGCTTCGAGGTTCCCTCCTACGAGGAAGAACGGGAGATGCGCGATCTGATCTACGCCTGCTGCACGAACGAGCAGGAACGGACGTTCGTCGCCATGCGGGAGGCCGGCCATTCTTTCGCCAAGATCGCCGTGGCCATCAAGATGTCCCCGCCCTCGGTCTCCAGACTGAAAAAGAAGTTGGAGGCCCGAGTCGAGCGCAAGCTGAAGGCCCTGCGCGAAGAGTGATTCGGCTCAGCGACGCGAAGAAAAGCTGACGCCGCCACTCCAAATCCGAGCCGCTCTCGTGATTCATCTAATGAAGACCCATTCCCTTTGACAGTACGCAGACCGCTACCGAGGTCCAAGTGATGGCGAAGTCGCTCAAGCGTGAATTCCTGCAACTGGCCGACCGCTACGACCCGCGCAAGCATGACGTGGCCGGCTGGTTTGTGTCGGAGAAACTCGACGGCCAACGGTGTTTCTGGGATGGCGGCATCAGCCGTGGGCTGCCTACTGAGCAGGTGCCGTGGGCGTCGATTATTGACCCGAAGACCGGCGAGAAGAAGGCCAAGATCAAACCGGTGGCGACCGGCCTCTGGTCCCGCTACGGCAATCCCATCATGGCACCGGATTGGTGGCTCAACCAACTTCCCTGCTGTCCTTTGGATGGCGAGTTGTGGGCCGGGCGGGGCAAGTTCCAGTTGTGCCGAAGCATCTGCGGCGGTGATACCCCGGACGAACGGTTCGACAAGATCGTCTTCGCGGTCTACTCCTCCCCGCCGCTGGGCGCGATCTTCAGCACCGGCGAGATCAAGAACGCCAACATGGTCTGCAACGTCGATTATCTCGCGATTGAGACGTGGATTCGCCAGCGGCTCAACTCGGCTGGTGGTCGCTTCGACGGCGTGCCGGTTCCGAAGCGCTGCCTGGGCGACGATTTCCGATTTCTGCAACCCGGTCAGCCGTTCGGAAAGGAACTGGCGGTTCTGAACACAGCCCTTGAGAACACCGATGCCTCGGTCTGCTACCTCCATCCTCAGACGAAGCTGATCGACATACCCCGCGAGGCGAATCGCCAGGTCGAAGACCACTTGCAGCGGGTGCTGGACCAGGGCGGCGAAGGCGTGGTGATTCGCAATCCCGATGGCGTTTGGACGCCCAAACGGCACAAGTCCATCCTCAAGTACAAGCCGTTCCAGGATGCCGAAGCCCGCATCGTGGGCTTCACCAGCGGCCGGGAGACCGCCAAGGGCAGCCGGCTCTTGGGCAAGATCGGTGCCCTGATCGTGGATTACCAGGGCAAGCGGCTGGAACTATCCGGCCTGACGGATGCCGAGCGTGATTTCCTGAATCCCGACATGGCCCGCGCGGCAGCCGAGAAACCGGGCCAGGACATGCTGGCCTTCTTCCAGGGCACGTCGTTCAAGGTCGGCCAGGTTGTCAGCTTCAAATTCAGAGAACTCAGCGACGACGGCGTTCCGAAAGAGGCTCGTCTCTGGAGGCCGCGTGACGTTGAGTGAAACCTTGTCGCCTGCACCTGCCCCAGATCATCTGGCTGATTCCATGACCGACAGACATCAAACCATCACGCTTGACCGGGCCACGCTTTACCGAGGGGACTCCCGCGAGGTGCTCCCCTCGCTGGAGCCCGAGCAGTTCACGGCCTGCGTTTGCGACCCGCCTTATCATCTGACGCAGGCAAGCCGTAGAGGGAGCCCGCGAAACAACGATCCCAAGACGCCGTTCGGCCGCACGCGACTGGGCTCCCGTGGCTTCATGGGCACGACGTGGGATGGTGGCGACACGGCCTTCCAGCCCGCCTTCTGGTCCGATGTGCTCCGCGTGCTGATGCCGGGCGCAATGCTTTTGGCCTTCGGCGGCACGCGGACCTTCCACCGCCTGCTTTGTGCCATCGAAGACGCCGGCTTTGAGATCCGCGATTGCCTGATGTGGCTCTACGGCTCTGGATTTCCCAAGTCGCTCGATATTTCTAAGGCCCTTGCCAAGGCGGCCGAAGCGACCGAATTGGCCAAACGGTGGGATGGCTGGGGCTCGTCCCTGAAACCGGCATGGGAGCCGATCATCCTGGCGATGAAGCCGCTTGAGGACACGTTCGCCGAGAACGCGCGCCGGCATGGCGTTGCGGGGCTGAACATCGATGGGTCGCGGATCGGCAGCGGCCAGGCCAAGGGGCGTTGGCCGGCGAATCTGCTGCTAGATGAAGCGGCCAGCCGGTTGCTCGACACGCAGAGCGGCATCACGACAAGCGGCGCGATGAAACACTTCGTTGGCCCGTATCCCGGACGGAACGCCACGGGGTTCCTCCGCGGGCATTCCGGGCCGCACAACCAACACGGCGACTCCGGCGGGGCCTCGCGGTTCTTCTACTGCGCCAAGGCCAGCGAGCGCGACCGCACGTGCGAAGGGCAGGTTCCGAACAACCATCCCACGGTCAAGCCGCGTTCGTTGATGGAATACCTTTGCCGTCTGGTCACGCCGCCCGGCGGCGGGCTGATCCTCGATCCGTTCATGGGCTCCGGCTCGACCGGCATCGGCGCATTGCTGACCGGCAATCGGTTTGTCGGGATCGAACTTGAGCCCGAGAGCTTTGAGATAGCACGGGAGCGGATCGACATCGCCGGTAAGAAGGAGAGCCTTGCCCGTGACTGAGACTGCCAAGATTACTTATCGCCAGTACGGCGGCAAGGCGTCCATCGCCAAGTGGATCGTGTCCCACTTCCCGGACCACCGCATTTACGCGGAGCCGTTTTGCGCCTCCGCCGCTGTGCTGCTGGCCAAGCCGCGTTCGTTCGTCGAGATCATCAACGATCTCGACGGTCGGATCGTCAATATGTGGCTCGCGATCAAGTCGCAGCCGGAACAATTGGCCGCCTTGCTTTGGGCCACGCCGTACACGGCCGCCAACTGGCGAGAGCAACCGGTGGGCGACATCGACCAAGCCGTGCTGCTGATGGCGCAGGGCGCGCAGTTCTATTGCGGCAACGGCAATTCGTCCACATGGTCACTCGATAAGTGCCCCGCTCCGCACAAGCCGAAGCCGGAGGTCTGGGCCGACTGGTTCCGGCGGATATTGCCCGCCGCTAACCGCCTGCGGGGCGTCCAGCTACTGCACGAAGACGCCCTGGTCACAATCCAGCGGGTCTACCGTGACCCAGAATCGCTTCTCTATATCGATAGCCCGTATTACGGCCACGAAGGCGAGTACCGTTATCGCGTCGACTATCCGGCGATGGTTGATCTGTTGAACGCCGCCAAGGCCAAGGTGGTCGTTTCCGAGTACCCGTCCGCCGTCGAGTTCTACTGCGGCTGGAACCGCATCGACCGCGTGACCGCCAGCCGCGCCGGCACCGGGCGGCACAACTACGGCGGCAAGAAGAAGACCGAAGTCCTGTTCACGAATTTCTGACCACGACGAGCCACTCAAAAGCCGCCGCGCAAAGAAAGTCCGCCAACGCCTATTTCAATCCACTCGTGCCCAAATGGAGGTCGAGAGTGAAAACGATACTCAGAACCGCGAGTCTTGCGTACCGCGCGCCGCTCTTGGCGCGGTTGGTGAGTCTCGATGCGCCGCCGTCAATTGTCTGCAACGAAATCGCCCTCGTGCTGCGGGCAGGACATCTCGCTTACGGGGACAAGCTGAACAAGCACCTGGCTGATTTCGGCCTGTTTCCCTGCGATCGGCATCCGCCCAAGACCTGCACCAAGAATGGCAATCGCGTGCTGAATGCCGTGGAAGAGTTGGAGGCCGCCAAGGCTCAACACAGCCGCGAGCGAGTCATCCACTGGGCGGACGTCCTTGTTCAAGCCGCTGGCGATCTGGCGACAGCCTACATGGGCGAAGAGGCCCAAAACATCGCAATGGAGAGAATCGACAATGAGCGTCCGTAATCCAAAGCAAGCCGACAGCAACCTGTACGACTGCACCCCACAGACCGGGCCGTGCCCGATTGGCTGCAACCAGTGTTTCTACAACCGCCCTGGGGCGTTCTACGTGCCCATTGACCAGCCGCACTTTCCCAGCCTGGAGGAAGTGGGCGACGGCATTGTGCGGATCAACTGCGGCAACGACAGCAACAACCAGCGGGAGCACGTCATTGCCTCCACCGCCCAATATCCCCGCCGCTTCTTCAATACGTCGATCGCCAAGTTCGACTTCCCCGGCCCCGTGGTCTTGACCGCCAATCCCAGGGAAGAAGAGCCGGTGGGGCAGCCGATCTGGCCGTTCCGCGACGGGACACCGCGCAATCTGATGTTCGTCCGTCTGCGAGTTTCCAGCACCAATCTGGATTGGGTCCGCGACGGCGTTGACTGGTACACCTCCTACCAGGTGCCGGTGGTTCTGACCTTCATGGCCTATTACGACACTGAGCCGCAAGTTCCGGCCGACGTGCTCCAAGCCGTGGGTGGCCCGTGCTACGAGTGGAAGGTCCGGCACATCAATTCCTACTTTTGTCCGGCGCCGGCCTTCATCCGCTGGGTCTTGGCCCGCTTCCGCGACAACCGCCTGGTCTCCTACTGCGGCAGCCTGGAGGCCCCTTATTGCCGCAACTGCCGCAACTGCGAGACCTATTACCTCCAAACCGTGAAACGCATGAAGGGTGAATAACATGGCTGGGCTCGTAACCCTGGTGATTTCCCTATTGGCAGGTGTCGTCGTCGTGACGATGACCTGCCCGCCGCTCGTGGCCGTTATCACGGTCTGCGGCGTCTGCTTCACGACCGCCATCATCGCCAAGGCGATGGGCAAGCTGTAGCCCCCTCTCCATCTCGTTACATGCAATCGCCAATTGTCTGCAACCCTGCGCCCCCGAGGAACTTGGAATGAAGACGGGCATCGGAAGCCACACCCGTGCCTTCCGAGGAAAAACCGACTGCTGGCTGACGCCACCGGAGATCATCCGGGCGCTGGGGCCTTTCGATCTTGACCCCTGCGCCGCTCCGGGCCAGCCGTGGCCCACGGCGGAGCACCAGTACGCTCCACCGCAAGATGGTCTGCAACTGCCGTGGTTTCGCCGCGTCTTCTTGAACCCGCCCTACGGCCCTCAAACTCGACTGTGGCTGAAACGGATGAGTGAGCACGGCAACGGCATCGCCTTGGTCTTTGCCCGAACCGAGACGGCGATGTTCTTCGAGCACGTCTGGGGAAAGGCCGCCGGAGCCCTGTTTCTCGAAGGCCGCTTGCACTTTTGCCAACTGGACGGAACCAGGGCCAAGGGGAACTCTGGTGGGCCTTCCGTGTTGCTGGCCTATGGCGAAGAAAACGCTCGACTGCTGCAGGAGTGCCCATTGCAAGGCGCGTACTGCACAACAACCGCGAGGCATCGATGAAAAGACACCCGAGATAATCGTCTGCCGCTTCGAGGAAGTCTGCCAATCAACGTAAGACCGCCCCGGCCGCTCCCGCTCCTTTTCGAGCAAGGCCAATCGGTCACTGACCAATTACCGTAACTGTCTCGCACTACGCGCTCATGCAGCCATATTACCAGAAAAACGGCATCACGCTCTACCACGGCGATCTGCGGCAGGTGCTTCCCCAGGCCCTGCAACCCAGCACGGTTGATTTCGTTTGTACTGACCCCCCCTATGGCCTCCGCTTTATGGAGAAGGACTGGGATTTTGACGTCCCCAGCCCGGCCTATTGGAAGACGATTGCCGGCGTGTGCAAGCCTGGCGCTCTGTTGCTGGCGTTCGGCGGCACGCGCACCTGGCATCGGCTCGTCGGCGCGATCGAGGATGCCGAGTGGGAAATCCGTGACTGCCTGATGTGGCTCTACGGCCAGGGATTCCCGAAGTCATTGGACATCTCCAAGGCCCTCGACAAGGCGGCGGGGGCAGAGCGAGAGGTCGTCGGCAGACGCACGCAGCCGGACATTCGCGGCGACAGCTTCCAGAACCACCAGCGTCACGGCAAGGCCGGCAATGTCGAGATCCTCGACACCGTTCCGGCCACCGAACTTGCCAAACGCTGGAACGGCTGGGGCTCCTCCTTGAAGCCGGCCTGGGAACCGATCGTCCTGGCGATGAAGCCGCTCGATGGCACCTTCGCGCAGAACGCCCAGCGCCATGGTGTCGCCGGCATGAACATCGATGGCTGCCGGATAGCCTGCGACTACGCCGCCGAGTATGGCGAGAAGTGGCTTTTGTCGGGGAAGGGAAAGGCTGGCCCCTGGCACGCCACCGAGTATGAAGAGACCCGCAGCGTGGCGGAGCGGGTTTCTCCCCTCGGGCGATGGCCGGCAAACCTGCTCTTGCAGCACCATCCCGAGTGTCGGCAAGTCGGCACGGCGGTCCTGCGCGGCGATTCGCGGGGCGACTGTGCTGGCCGTCGACCGGGCGGGTTCGGGAACGTGGGCGCGGACTCGGGCGATGGAGAACCGAACTCTCGGGTCTATGGCAACGAGGTCGTGCCTGTCTACGAATGCCACCCTGATTGTCCCATAAGGGCACTGGACGCCCAGACCGGCACGCTCACCAGCGGCAAGATGAAGGCCGGTCAGCAGCGCAACCGCAGCAAGGGCGAGGGCGGCTACCACGGAGACTTCCCTGACACCGCCTCGGCCACGGACACCTACGGCGACTCCGGCGGGGCCTCGCGATTTTTCTACTGCAGTAAGGCGACGAAGAAGGAACGCGGCCCAGGCAACGACCACCCCACGGTCAAGCCCCTCGATCTGATGAGCTATCTGTTGACGTTGCTCTCGACGCCGACCGGAGGTGTCATTCTCGACCCCTTCGCCGGCAGCGGAACGACTCTGATCGCTGCCAAGAAACTCGGCCGCACCTGCATCGGCGTCGAACTGGACGCCCACAACTGCGACATCGCCGTCGCCCGCCTGGAATCCTAAACCCCGCCAATGAGCATTCACCTTCTTGCAGCAACACATCGAGGCCCCATGAGCTACACCAAGGAACAAATCGCCCGCGTTCTGGACCTAGCCGTCCTGAAACCCACCGTAGCCACCGGCGAAGTGATTGCATCCGCCCGGCTCGTCCAAGAAGAGGATATTGCCTCCATCTGCGTGGCCCCATGCAACGTGCGGCTGGCCAAACAGTACACCGACCGAGTGTGTGCTGTGATTGGATTTCCGCATGGCAACACGACGGCCGAAGTGAAGGCGTTCGAGGCCCGTCAAGCCATTGCGAACGGCGCGATCGAATTGGACGTGGTATGCAACTACGGCCGTTTTCTCGACGGCATGTGCGGTTCGCACGACTGTCCCGATCCCCTCTGGCTGGGCCTGGGCGGCGTCCTCAATGTCGCCCATGACCAAGGCGTCTTGGTCAAGGCAATTCTTGAGACCTGCTTTCTGGACGACAGCCAGATCAGAGAGCTATGCGAGATGTGCGTCGATGAGGGTGTGGATTTCGTGAAGACTTCGACAGGCTTCGGTCGCGGTGGGGCTACTGTCCGCGCCCTCAAGGCGATGCGGCAGACAATCGAGGAGCTTGGCAGTCGCGTCCAGATCAAGGCAAGCGGCGGCATCGACACCTACGCCAAAGTTGCCCGCTGCCTGGACCTTGGCTGCACCCGCATCGGCTCTTCTCACTATCAGGAGTTGTTGCCTTGAACCGATTAGCTGGAAGTCGCGCCTACCTCTGCGGCCCAATGGAGCATGTCGAGGACAACGGCGTCGATTGGCGACAGCGGACCAAGCATTGCTTGGCCGATCTGGGCATCGTCTGGCTCGATCCATGCCACAAGCCTACGGATATTGCCACCGAGAACATGGAGACACGGCAATGGCTGCAAGCCGCACGGGAACAGGGCGACTATGACGCACTCGCCCGATTCATGCGAACGATCCGCTGCGTGGATTTGCGCCTTACGGATATTGCAGACTTCCTCATCGTCCACCTCGATGCGTCGATCCCGACTTGCGGGACGTGGGAAGAGATCGCCAACGCCAACCGCCAGAAGAAGCCCATTGTGATCCACTACGAGCAAGGCAAGCGCAACGCTCCGCTCTGGCTTTTCGGCATGGTTCCCCATCAGATCATCTTCTCGTCTTGGGAAGAGGTGTATTGCTACCTGCGGCACATTGCAAATGATCCGCTCATCGACCGCCTGAGCCGCTGGTACTTCTTCGATCTGGAGGCTGAGTCGAAATGAGACCCGATCCGAGCACGCCGAAACGGTCGCTCGCCAAGGCGATTTCTTGGGAGACCTTCTCGAATCTCTTGTGCGGGTGGTTGGCCTACCGATGGTTCGGCAACGCCACCAGTTGCGCCATGTTCACTACCGTCTGCTTCGTCGTGAAGTTGATCCTCTTCTATTGGCACGAACGGCTCTGGCACCGGGTGCGATGGGGAAAGCAGCCGTGAAGAGCGATTTCAGCGTCGAGAAGGTTCCACGCCCCAACAGCAACCCGGAGTAATTTGACCATGCGTATTCCCAAGTCGCTCAGCTACTCATCTATGTCACTGTGGGAGCGCGACCAGGAGGAGTTCTATATTCGCTACCTGGCCGACCATGCCGCGCCGCGACTGCCGCAAGAGCAGCCGGCCGCGGTGGGCAGCGCCTTCGACGCCTACGTCAAGGCCCAGCTCAACTGGCACCTCTATGGCCGGGCGATGTCGCCGCAATTCGAGTTCTCGGCGATCTTCGAGAGCCAAGTTGAGCCGCAGAACCGCAACTTTGCCCTCAAGGCCGGCAAGCACGTCTTCAAGGCGTACAAGCTCTGCGGGGCCTACGACGACCTGTTGAAGCAGTTGCAGCAGTCGGTCGAGCCGCCGCGATTCGAGTTCAAGGTGGCTGGCCTGATCGAAGGCGTGCCTTTCACCGGCAAGCCCGATTGCCGTTTCGTCCTGCACCTGGGGCAGGGTTGCATCCCGTGCATCTACGACTGGAAAGTCAAAGGCTACTGCTCCAAGTATGGGGCCAGCCCGTCGAAGGGATACGCCGTCTGCCTGGACGGGTTCGTGGGTAAGGCGAGCCGGAGCCAGGGCAAGGAGCACGCCATGTACAAGGCGATGGACTTCCGGGGCCTGACGATCAACAGCGGCTACATGGAGTTCTGCAACGACGAATACGCTGACCAGCTCTGCCTCTACGGCTGGCTGTTGGGGGAGAAGATCGGCAACGAGAACACCGTGCTGGGCATCGAGGAATTGTGCGCGAAGTTCATGGGCGAAGGCAACCCGCCAACGCTCCGTTATGCCCGCCACCGTGGCCGAGTCAAGGCGGACTATCAGCAGAAGCTCGCCGAACGAGTCAAGACCTGCTGGCAGGCCATTACCAGCGGCCACATCTTTTCGAGCCTCAGCCGGGAGGACAGCGATGCCCGCTGCCAGATTCTGGAAGAGATGTCGGTGGGCCTGACCTCGGATGGCTCCGCCCTGGATCAGTGGTTCAGCGACGTCACGCGCCCCAAGTTCTTTCACTAACCTATGCCGATTCCGCCTTTCCTACTGGACCGGATCAAGGCTTCCGCCCTGAGCGGCACGCAGGTGGCCGACGCCTTCACGAAGTTGGCGCACGTGGCCGACCAGGGCGATGCCGGCGATTGCGCAATCAACATCGAGTACGTCGGAGAAGGCGACCGATTGGTCCCCGGCGATTTGATCCCGACCATCACCCTCTCGCTGGTTCGCCGGAAGGACAGCGTGGCGTCAGCCTGACAGGAAAACGGGTGACTTATGCCGTGGTGGATCATCGTGGGCATGGCGTTCTTCTGTGGTTTTGTCATGGATGCCGTATGGACCGGTTGTGTTGACGCCGTGACCTGCAGGAGGCCGCTGACGGCGGCCAACTTCAGCGCGTTGCTGTATCTCTGCACCATCGTCTCAACGGTCCTGATCGTGGAGAAGTGCTTTACGGCCCTGGCCGCCTACATCGTCGGCGGCTGGCTGGGCACTTATCTCGTGGTTGCTCGTCGCGGTCGTGGCGGTATTCCACGGCAGCGATGAGCAGGAGAACTGGGACATCAGAGGGCTCGTGGACCATGCACCGATTGATCTGTGGCGACGTTCTGGAAACGCTCCCTGCCTTGGGCACTTTTGCGTGCTGTTTTCTGGACCCGCCCGACGCGCTCGGACTGAGCCACAACGGATACAAGGACCGGCCGCGCGATGGCTACATGGACTGGCTGGCCCACGTGCTGGAGTCCACCATCCCACACTGCGGCGTGACGTGGCTGAGCTACAACGCTATCTGGGACTTGGCAGTGAAGCACTGGGCCTACCGCCACGGAGCCGACCGTCCCGACCTGGAGATCAAGCCTTTCGTCTGGACGTACACCTTCGGCCAGAACCGGAATTCGGACTGCGGCCCTGGGCACCGGCCGATCTTGCGCTTTCGCCGCAAGGATGCGCCGCTCCACCCGGACCAGATCAAGGTGGCATCGTGGCGGCAGTTGAACGGCGACAAGCGCGCGGCAGCAGGCGGGCGCGTGCCCCTGGACGCCTGGACCGAGTTCCCGCGCGTCGTGGGCAACGCCAAAGAGCGGCGGGCGTGGCATCCGACTCAGCATCCCGAAGCGCTTGTAGAACGGGCCATCAAGTTGAGCACGCGAGAGGGCGACGCCGTGCTTGACCTGTTCTCCGGGACGGGGACCGTGATTCGCGTGTGTAAGCGGATCAACCGAAACACCGTGTCTGTCGAACTGAACCCCACCTATTGCGCCGAGATCGCCAAGGAACACGGTCTGAGGCCAGTCTCGGAAGGACTGTGGGCAGCATGAGCCGCACCAGGAAACCGCCGACTGCCGAAGAACTGGCCGACCGCCGGCAGCACGCGGCCGAACTAGCAGTGCGCCGGGCCTACGAGACCACGACGCCCGCCGAACGTCTCGTGTGCTTGGCGGCCCTGGACCCGAGCCAGAGACGGCCGCCCAAGCGGCCCTGCATCTGGGACCACGTGGATTTCATGGTGTGGGAAACACAGCAGGACCTTGGCATTACGCCGATGCGGGCCAGTTGGCCTTGGTGAGACTGTCGACATGCTGCGAATCACCATCGAACTGGTCCCTTGGGGGATCGAGTCCCGAGCCAAAATCATTGCAACCGGCACAATTGCCAACACCGGAACCGGCACGCCGACCAGCGGCGACTATCGGGTCGAATTGTGCGACGCCGCCGGCCGCCGGTGGAAGAGCGGGCATATCGATGGCTTCCCGCGGAAGCGGCTGCTGGCCTGGGACCTGTTGTATCGCGCCCTTGAAAATCTGGTCGGAAAACGAAATCGGGACTCCAAAGTCGCGCCGCTTTCGTGATTTACCAAGGGAGAGACAGAACACAACACAAACCACAAGGAGCCCGACGATGATCGCACACCTGCCCAACCTGGACGAGATTCTGAAGCGCCATGAGATTCCCGAGAAGTGCTGGCCGGAGATACGCCGGCTCGTTGAAGACGGGGTGCGCCCCTGCCGGACGCTGGTGACCCGACTGAACCGCGTCCGCAACTACAAGGCCGCCTTGAAAGAGATTATGACCGAACTCTCCAAGCCGCTGGGACACAAGTTTCCGCCAGCCGACTACCGCTCACCGGTGGCGTATGAATCGTTGCGATCTGACGACCACGAACCGATGACCGCCCGACGCCTGCACGCCATCCTCAAGCGGCATGAGATTGACCCCAAGTTCTGGCCCGAGTTTCGCGCCATGGTCGAGCTAGGCCAAACGCCCAGCAAGGAACTGTGGACCCGCATGAACCATGTGGCCAACTTCCGTGCCGCCCGGAACGAGATCGCGACGGAATTGTCCAAGGGCCTCGACCACGAATTCCCGCCCGACGACTACGAGGTGCCCGCGGGCTACGACTTCGACATGCCGGCCCGGCGCAGATCGCAGCACAAATCGTTGACGCCGAAGACGTCTCGTCGGAAGCCAGCCAAGTCAACGCGGGTGTGCCGTCAGAGCCCGTGAACCAACCAGACCCTTGCCACTTTCCTGGGTTGGAATCTGCCTATGGTGCGGGGCGCGTTGATCGACGGTCGCACCATCCCTTTTCACTCTACGAGGATCGATACCGATGAACCCGACTGACTACCTTGGCCATGAAATCCGCCGCGGCGACCTGATCGTCTACCCCTGGCGGCGCAAGTCCGCGATGGGCCTCAACAAATTGTGCGTCGAGGAGGTGACGCCGGATTACGTTGGCGGCCACAGCAATCTCGGCCGCCCGGTAACGATTCGCAATCTGAAGAACGTGGTGGTCGTGGAGCGTCCGCAGACCGCCCCGCCGGAGGCCGTCTGATGCCGCTATACGATTTGGAGTGCTCCGCGTGCGGCCACACGTTCGAGGCGTCTCAGGCGATGAACCAGCCTCAGCCGACGCGCTGCCGGAAGTGCGGGCGGAAGAAAGTCCGCAGGGTGCTCCTGAAGCCGTGCGCCACTTACAACAGCTATTCGCCGATGCACCCGCGCAAGCGGCGCGGCACCGGCATTGGAAGGAAAGGCGTATGAAGACCGCTGAGTGGCGTGCCCTGATTCGCAAGCTGCGGAAGCACTTTCCCGTCCAAGGAAACGTGACAGTCTGCCGCCGTCCGGTGAAGTGCGACTGTGGCCTGACGACGTTCGACGGCAACAGCTACCGCGTCCGCGTGAATTCCAAGCAGCCCGATGCCGGCCAGGTGGACACCCTACTGCACGAATGGGCGCATGTCCGCGCCATCGAACAAGCCTATCGGCACGAGGGACCGTGGGGCGTGCTCTACGCCGAGATTTACGACGCATGGACCCGCGATTTCGAGAAATCGGAGCCCGAGCCGCAAGGGACCGCCTGATGGAATTCAAGCGAAAGAGGCTCCGAGGCCAGAACAAGATGCTTCGGCGGACTTGGCTGTCCCCCGATGGGTATCGAATTGTCTGGCGCAAGGACGTTTACGGCGTCCGCGTGCCGGCCCGACTCCAAGCCACCGTAAGGGTTTTGATTCCGTATAGCGACGGGCAACTACGGCAGATGTGGGACTTCGTGAGCCACAGGCGGCGGCTAATCAAGACGCTGAAGGCCGCTATCGAGGAGTGCGAAAGGCATTATCGCCTGTGGACTGATGTAACCGAGGTCGCGGGCGTCCGGGCCTTGAAGGAACTGTTCGGCGGCAAGCTGCCGCTGGGTTTGCCCTTGTGGGCGAGAAAGAAAATGGACCGCCGGCTGTATGCCATCCTGACCGACAACCGGCCCGGCAAGTATTACATCGATGACGAGGAAGACGAGTCACGCACCGAGAGCTTATCACCATCTTCCAACGCGCCCGACCCCGGCGGTCCATTTTCTTGCTTGCCCACGGAAGCGACCACGGACGGCCCTGCCCCTGCCTCGCCTGCGGAGGGCAAGGACGAATCGACGATCTGGCAGACCCGCCGTGCTCGGTCGAGGGCTACAGGCACGTCCGACGCACGGGCTGCGCCGCGCGCCAAGGAGGCGGGAAGGGCACCAGAGAAGCCTGCCGCCGGGCGTACCAAGCGAGTAGCGAAGCGTGCCGCCAAGAGAAAGCTGAATACGACGGGCTCGTCCGCCTCCGCAAAGCCGCGCCCGCGCGGCTCAAAAAAGGCGAAACCACTGCCCTCCGTGAGCTAAGAGTCTGACATGGCCGAGTTCTGCCCACGATGTACAGCGCCGCTGGAGACCAGTCAAGACGCCGACAGGCTGTGTGAGATTTGCGGCTGGTTCGGCGACCGGCAAGAGGCCCTACGGATGCCGCCGCGCAAGGAGGTGTACCACCCCGTATTGGACCTTGTGCAAAATCTCGAACTGTACCGCGACGTGTGCCGCCACGAATTGACCGCCGAGCAGACGCATCGCGCCGGCAGCGGTAGCGAGGCGGAGTTGCGCCACATTCACGCCATACGCCGCCAAGCCGCTCACTCGATCATCTCCATGTTCATCGCGTTGCGGGGCCGGGACGTGAAGCAGGAGCTACGACGTATAAACGGCGTGGTTCCCTGGCCGGCAGACTGGACCCACCGGCACTACAACGGTGGTGAGCCGTGCGACACGCTGGTCGGGCCGTGCTCCTGTGGGGCCTGGCACACCGCCGACGAAGATTGGGTTCGCGCCATGCTCTTCAAATACAACGTCGAGATCATCGACGGAGACCAGCCGTGAAGAAACTCTGTCCGAACTGCGAAGAGCTATTGAAGCCGACCAGCAATCCCGAGGTTGGGCGGTGCGCAGGCTGCGGATGGAGCGGTCACTACTGGCGGGCAGCCAAGGAAGCGGCGCTGCCCTCCGTAACGCCGAAAATGCCTTACGTCAGCATCGACATTGAAACCACGGGCCTCGATCCCGAGACCTGCCAGATTCTTGAAATCGGAGCGGTCTGGGACGACTGGACGAGGCCAATTGACCAGTTGCCGAAGTATCACCGCCTGGTGGTCCACAACGAGTATCGCGGCAATGCCTACGCCCTGGCGATGAACGCGGCCCTCCTGCGGCGGCTGTCCGGCGCGCGGGAACCGTGGTTCCTGGACCCCGACCAGGTGGCCTACGACTTTGCCACCTGGTTGAAAGCCTGCGGTTGGAATGGGCAAACGGGCTTGACCCCGGCCGGCAAGAACTTCGCCAGTTTTGACCGACAATTCCTGAAACGGCTTCCAAGATTCGAGCAGGTGGTGAAGCTGCACCACCGCACGCTTGATCCGGCTGTCCTCTGGTTGCGGCCGGAAGATGAGAAACTGCCCGACAGCAAGACCTGTTACGAGCGGGCCGGGCTAGACGGCAAAGTGGCCCACACCGCCGTCGAAGATGCCCTGGCGGTCGTGCGGCTGGTCCGACTGGGCGTCAAGCGCCTTGAAGGAATGAAGTAATGCCCAGCACCGATATTGACGGCAGTGTGGTTGTGGTTCTCACGACCGCCGAGGCCCGCTGCGTGTACGAGTACCTGCGCGCAACTGCCGGCGGACCCGGCCTCGATACCGTGGAGCATAACCTTGCCCGCAAGATTGCCCGCGACTTGGACTTACCGCCGTTGGAGTGACAGCCCTCCTGCATGAAGAGAATCGTGGAAGGACACGTGCCATGATACAGCCCGTGTACCAGTCGATACGGCCCGAAATCTTCGTCCGGCTGGACGATCTGACGCCGGCTGAACGGGAATTCGTGGTCAAGATGCAAAACGGCATCCTGGCCGCCCGCTTCCGTGAAGCAGCACTTGATGTTGAGGTGGCCGAACATCGCCGTGCTTATACCGAAGCCGCCGCTCGCGAGCAGGCCGTCGAGAGGGAGAACGCGGAACTTCGCCTCCGGGCTGCCAAGGAACTGGCTGCCCGCGAAGCCGAAGCGACCCGGAAGCAACAGGCCGACAACCTCGAATACTCCCGGCCCAGCAGGACGCGCTACGTCACCGTGTCCTACGACGAAGAGCGGGGAAAGTTCGTGGCCACCTACTCGGAGATCCACGCCACGGGCGACTCGCCCGAGGAGGCATTCAGAAACTTCGATCAACTGTGGCTCGAAGGCCACTACCGCGACACGTTGTAAGGAACTGTTCCATGAAGCGTTTGGTCGCCTACGTCACGGGCGCTCTGGCTCTGGCGATTGTCTCCGCGGCGGCTGGGTCCGCCATTACCTACGCTGCGCTACATCGCTCGGAAACGTTGACCAACCTTGGCACTTCGACGCTTTCGGGCGTCGGGATGGCCGTGGGCGGTTGCTTGGGCAGTGCTCTCGTTCTCCGTTTCAAGGCGGCCCGTCGCTTCGTGAAGGGAATCGTCCACGAGATCACCGAGAAACGCACGTCGTGAACCCGACCATCAAAGCCCTATTCCACCAGTACCTGGCCGTGGCGGGCGACGACAAGATCACAGCCGCTATCCTCACGCTGGCCGACATGCTCACGCCGTCAACCAGGACCGAACTTGTCCCTTCGCCGGCTGCGGACAGCCGATTGCTCTCGGTCGAAGAGGCCGGCAGGCGTTTGAACCTCAGCAGTCGGCTGGTCTACAAGAAGTGCCTCACCGGCGAACTGCGGCCGGTCCAGATCGACTGCCGCATCTACATCCCGGTAGTCGAGATCGAGCGCTACGAAGCCGGCCAATGAAGGCCGCGGCCACGGGACGATCGGCCCCGTTCCTTCTTTGCGCCTCTCCGTACTCCGTGACTGGATAACACCCGTGACGAACAACCCATGACAGCCAAGCCGGAAGTTATTCCCGTATTTGTCGTTGTTCCCGATGCCGCACCCCGCGATGTGCTGCCGGCGCTCGCCCGTCTGCTGATTGACATGGCTCGGCGGCAGAAGTTGGCAAACGAGGGGTCGCTGATTATGCTGGAGGAGTCGTCTCCCGTAGCCCCCTCAGTGGTTTCACCATGCCCAACACAAAATTGACCCCGGCCGCCGGCTACATTCGCATGTCCGGCCGACAACAAGAGAAGTCGCCCGCCGAACAGCGCGCCGAAATCGCCAAACTTGCCACCCGCGAGGGTTGCCAGATCGTCGAATGGTTCACCGACGAGGCCATCACCGGCGATAGCAGCACCGACACGCGGCCGGGCTTGGCGGCGCTGTTGAGTGCCGCGAAGGTCGGCAAGTTCAAAATGGTGATGGCTTGGCACACCAATCGCCTTTCCAGAGAGAACCCGATGGACGCCATCGGGTTCTACAACCAGTTGCGCAAGGCTGGCGTGGGGCTGCACACTTGCTGCGAAGGAAGCATTGACCTTGACGACTTCGCCAAGCAGTTGCTCTTGTTCGTCAACCAGAAGGCCAACAACGACTTCCTGTTGGAAATGTCTGCCAAGTCGCTGCGGGGACGGATCGCCGCCGCCCAGCGGGGCTGCCACAACGGCGGTCGAACGATCTTCGCAATGGACCGAGGTCTGTTCGATGCGAATGGCAAACTTGTGCGCCGCCTGCAACCCGGCGAGCGTGTCCATCAACCCGGACATCACCTTCGCCTGTTGCCCTGCACCGATCAAGGGAAGATCGACGCCGTAAAGTACGCCTTCGAGCGATTCGACACGGCAGACGTTAGCCGCCGGCAGCTTGCCCGCGAGTTGGAGGCGAAGGGCTTCCCCAGCCCAGACGGTGGCTGGAATCTGTGCAGCGTGACACGGCTGCTCAAGAATCCCCGCTATGCCGGCACAAGCCAATTTGGCGCGATGGCTTGGGGCAAATATCACGAAATGCAGGGGGGAGACATCGTTGCCAGCGCCGGCAACCGCAGACGACGTGGACCGCGCAAGAAATCCGTGCCCGACGCCATTGCTGTCGAAAACGCCCATCAGGGCATTATTCCAGTAGCGCTGTTCAATCGCGTGCAAGCCAAGCTACCGAAGGCAAAGGGATACCAGCCCAAGCGTAAGGCCGATTACCCATTGGCCGGGCTGATCTACTGCGGGCACTGCGGTCAGCCTATGTATGGATGTGGGGGGAGCATGAAGGTCAAGGGGCACGAATACCATTACCACAAATACACCTGCTCCACGTACTGCAATCACAACGGCCCCAGTAGCGGGTGCGCACGGAACCCCGTGGACGCCCGGCTGATTCTGCGTTGGCTGACTGAAAAGCTCCAGGAAATCTATCTGGGACCGGGGCGCGCCGCCCTGGTCCAAGAGATCAGGAAGCAACTCAAGGCGGAACCGAAGGCCAACAGGCGGGACGTGGCCCGCTTGGAAAAACGGGCGGCCGAACTGGACAAGGAGGTCAGCCGGCTGGTCAAGGCGATTCGCACCTTGGACGCGGCCGAGTTGGTTGAAGAGCTATCGCTTGTTCGGGCCGAGCGGGAGCGGGTCAAGGCAGAATTGGCCGAAGCGGGCAAGCGGACTGACGCGGCCGACCTGGATGCCGAAGCCGAGCGGATCGCCGACCACCTGTGGGCCATCGGCGAACGGCTCGGCAGCTCAGACCCCGCCATCCTGCGTGACGTGCTCCAGCAATTCGTCTACCGCATCACCTGCCGCTGGGAGACGCTCAAGCGCCGGAAGCGAAGCTATAACCGTCTGATCGGCGGGAAGGTGGAACTCTGGCCGCAAACGCCCTTTTCTAGGCCCTCTTCTGTTATTGGGGTAGTGGCGCAATCTCCTGCTGGCACACGTCCTTAATCAGGCTGCTGCCGATGTCCAGCATTACGAACGGGATGCGCGTCAGCTCCAACTCGATGGCCCCACCCGGCTCGCCGTACTGATCCGTCGCCTCGCCGGCCAGGTTGTGGAATTGCAGGTTGACCCTGCCTGTGGCCGGGTTGATCCACAGATACCGGTAGCGCTGCACCTGGACCGTGGGGAGGAAGTACGACTGGTCGTACTGCATCACCGTGTCCCGCAGCAGGATCGCATCGAATTCGGACGGGGCTTCAGGCTTCGAGCAGGTCCACGAAAGGATGTCCTCGATGTCGTACTTGTAGAGGTAGGGGGTGACGTTGCCGGTGTCGGCCAGGGTCGCCGCCTTCGGGACTGGCGGGGCATCGACAAAGATGCCCACCCGCCCCATGACGAGCAGTTCGGTCAAGACCTTCACCCCGATAAAGGCGTTCATGGTCGAGCCGCGCCGGTCCACGCCCAGGTTCATCCCGTTGACCGCGTACTGGTAGGCTTTGCTGCCGCCCTTGCGCGTGATGTCCCTCATCCGCTGGTAGATCGCGTTACGGATGTCATTGATCGCCGCGCCAGCAAACTTCGGGATCGGCGTCATGGCCTTGCGGGCATGGAACTCCAAGTGGTCTTCCCTGGCCGAGAACTTCTCCAGGTAGACCTCGCGGAACTCGTCGCCGCCGTCGTAGGTCAAACGCCACTTGCGCCAGTCCGTCATGCCGGAGAGGTAGCCGGGGTGCCGGCTGTCCACCAGGCTGACCGTTTGACTGTCGGGCATGACCAACCTCTCGCTAAGTGACTTTTCCGATGTCCTCGCCGCCGCCCGTGACCGGGGCCAGCGTCAAACCGATGTCCGCGTACACGAGGCTGTGGGCAAAGTGGTCCGGCCCGGTATTCACGTAGGTCGCCACCATGTTGCCAGTGTCGTCCTTCTCGTAGGTCCGAATCAGATTCTTCAGGTGCTCGCGGTACTCCAAGGTGATGTCGCGCGGCAGCAGAATGCGGGGCGGGTTCGTCTTCAAGCGGCCGAGCGTGCAACTGAGCCAACTCGTGCGATCCACTGTGGCGAACGGAGCGCCCGTGTCCTCCTCGCTGAGGGCGATTTCCTTGGCCGTCTGGCCCCGCCGATAGCGCGTCAGCCACACGTAGCCGTGGAACTTCTTGGCGAAGCGGCGGGTCGTTGACGTTCGGGTCGGCGTCCACCACGCACGCCAACACCTGCCACTCCCGCATTAGCTCGCCGAGGTAGCCCCAATCCTCCTCCAGGAACTTGCCGAACCAGAGCAGCTTGCCGATGGAGGCGGCGCTAATGTCGCTGCCCGGATGCCGGTCGAAAAGCCACTCGACGACCGAGATGTATCCCGTCTTGCCCTGGTCCACACCCATCGTTACCAGGCGGTCGCCGCCGATCTGCGGGCGTTTGTCGTTGATCGAGTGGCCCTTGAGGCAGGCTTCGATCATGCCATCCGTGATCTGGGCACCCTCGCCGATGAACGGCGATCCCAGCTTGCTGTTGTGGAACTCCGTGCTCGCCGCCTCGTCGCCCAGCCCACGATGATAGGCGATCACAATTTCGCCCGGCGTCACTGTGGACGAGTAGAGCTGGTTGATGTAGAAACCCCGCGACTGCGCTGCCGACACATTCAGCTCGGTCGCTTCCCACTTCCCACCTGCCAGAAACTCTGGCTTCTCCTCGTGCTCCAGCCTGTGCTTGCACTCCTTGCACTTGAGGAACGATTCCTTGCAGCGTGGGTCGTTGACGGACTCGCCGATAATCTCCACACAATCCGGCCAGATCAACTCCGTCCATCGGCTGCAATGCAGACAACGGAAGTAGAAGTGCTCTTGCGTGCTTGTCAGGTACAGCTTGTGGATGCCGTACTTGGGCACGGTCGGCGTGGAGATCGCCAGGATGTGCTTCTCCACCTGACCCGACAATCGCTCCAACGCAAGCCACACCGCATGGGTGTCCATCTCGTCCAGTTCGTCCAAGACCAGCTCGGACACGGGGATGGACTTCAGGTTGCTGTCGCCGCGGCTCCCGCGAATGTAGAGGACGTTTGTGCCGGTCGATTTCAGCCCCACGGTGTTCGTATCGACGAACAGGGTTTTCAGGTAAGGGCTGAGCTTCAGGGCGGTGGCAAAACGGGCCTTGGAAAAATCGCTCGCATTCAGGGTTGTCGGCAAGACGTAGAGCACGTCCCGCTTCAACTGGTCGAGCGTGAAGAAGGCCCGGTTGATCCCCGTCTCGGTAACGCCCAACTGGGCGGCCTTCATCGCAATCGTCCACGCGGCCTGGCTGTCGTGAATCTCGCGGCACCAGGGATGACGCACAAAACCGTAGGGTCCGTTGAAGGGTGCCCCCATCATCCGTCGATGCTCGGCCCACCGGCTGCAAGATCGAAGGTTGTTGCTCCGCAGTCCCTCTTTGATGGCCTGTCGCAGTTCGTCGAGGAGACTCATGGAGCAGCGTCATGGTAGTTCAATGAGGTTGCAGATTTCAGGTTCGCGTGGGCAGCGGCAAGTGCGGCGCGCTGGTTGCTTCGGCGTTCGGCCTGGTGCAGCCTCATGTTTCGCTGGCGGCCTTGGGGGCGGCGGAGGCCCGCATCCTTCGACGCCCCGGATATTTGGGTCTGGACTGCGCCTCGGGTCTTGGCATGGGCCTGGCAATCGACCCGGACTGCGGCGGAGGTTCTGATTTCTCGGGACAGTTGCGGCAGCGGCGGCGCGCCATTACTTGCATTTGGATCGCGTCAAAGAGACGACCACGGAGATGTCCTGTGTCCGCACGGCCTCTCTCCCGCAGACATAGACGAAGAACGCCGGCACGCTGGAAACGCCATACTGCCGCGCCAATTCAGGCTGCTTGTCGATGTCGATGATCTGCACGTCCACCCCGGAAGCCTTGATCTGCACCAGGGCCGGCTTGGCACGCTGGCAAGGCACGCACCAGGACGCCGTGAAGGCCAGCACCTTGACACACGGCGGATTTACGGGTCTCGGTGCCGGTGCCGATCCCTGGGGCGGCTCGCAGCCGGCGATCACGACCAGCAGGGCAATCAGCGCCAACAGTGGCAGCACCACAGACAGCAGGAAGTTCTTGGATTTCATTCAGGGTCTCCGGTTCTCGGATGGCTCGCGGCACGGGTCCGGGAGCCATCGGAGAGCCGGCCCGGTCGCGTATGACCGCAACCGGGCGCGGAAATCTGCGGATGCCACCGTAGAGAGGCTTACTGAGCCGGTGCAGGAGCCGGGACCGCCTTTTCGATCTCGGCGATCCGGGCCTTGATGTAGGCCAGGCCCTCGGGGGTGGCGAGCTTCCTGGCCAACACGTTCTCGTAGGTCTGCTCCAGTTCCTTGAGGATGGCGTCGCTGCCGGCGTCAACGATCTTGCAGACATCGTGAATCTTCTCCACCATGTCCTGCACGTCGCCCACGGCGAAGTCTTCGAGCAAGGCGGGCAACAGTCGCAGGCCGTTGTCGCGGAGGATGCCGGCCAACTTCTGCGCGGCCCGCTTCTTCGTCATCAGCTTCTCGTTGGTGCCGAACAGCCACTTGCCGACTTCACGGCCCACCAGCACGGCAACCGCAGCAGCCAGAATCCAGATCACGACGGTGGGGTTCATCTTTTCTTCTCCAGGTGTTCAGGGATGGCCGCCGCACGGCAGCCGGATGGGCACAGGACAGAGGTCACGCAAGTACGACACGCGAGTTACTTCACCGAACGCAGCTTCGCCCCCAACTTGCGGCCGTAGCCCGCCGCCAGGCCGACCAGGAAGCCGCCGTTCACCAGAAGGGCCAGGCCCCAGAGCGGCCAACCCTCGGCTGCCGGTTGCGGGTCAACCAGGGGCGGCCCGCCGTCGTCAATCGGTTGCGGCTCGGGATCGGGCTGGGGTTCCGGCTGCGGATTCGGCGTCGGGCACGGGCCAGGTCCGGGGCAACGTCGTTCCATGTCGCGCCGCCACGGCAGGATCGGACGTAGGCCCTGGGCATTGTTGATCGCCCCAGCAATCGCGCCATACAGGCCCTCGGCCGTCATGGGGAGATTATTCCCGGCCGCCTCGTAGACCACCGTGCCATCGGGCTTTTGCGCCCGGACGGTCGGCAGTCCCTTCACGTTCGCGGCGTAACGCTCCTGATAGATCGGAGTACCGGCCGCGACCGGGCAGAAATGGACCTTATCCTTCAGGGCCTTGAGGCTGGAGTTTGCCCCGAACCAGCCAAGCACGCGGAGGTACGCGGTGTCGTTGGCATTGCCAACCACGCTGATGTACCACTTGCCCTGATCGTTGGGCAAATTAACGACGCGCTGTTCGGCCAGCACGCCATTGGCGGTGGCGGTGTCCGCGAACGACGGGACGACGGCCGCCAAGACGGCAAGCAACAGGCAGGCACTCAAGAGGACTCGATTCATTGGTTTCCTCACGGGGTTAGCGACTCGGTGACTTACTGTGGCAGCGGGGCCGCCGGAGTGTAGATCGGCGCGACTGCCCACCCATAGCTGGCTTTCCACTCCGCGATCAGTGTCTCGCGCGGAACCCAGGTGAACTTGGAGACGTTGTTGTTATCGAGAATGGCGGCCCACTTTTCGTCCAGGTGGACCAGCGCAACCATGTGGGCACCGCCCATGACCGTGATGCCACAGCCACGTCGAGTACGACAACTCCACTCCAGGAACCGCACGTCTCCGTTCTCGACGTGAGCGTAGCGGACGCCCTCGCGGTCGAACTTCGCGGCCAGATTGCCCGGCCACTCGCCGTTTCCGTAGGTCTTCCGCCAGCGTTCGGCCGTGTTCAACCGGCCCTGCCAGCGGAAGAGACTAATCATCGTGGCGTGGACGCACGAGCCTTCGCCTTGCGACCCGCGCCAGTTGCTCTGCCTCAGTACGAGCGGAATGTTGACGACCGGCCGTTCCTTCTTGATCGCGCGGTTTCCAGTGTTCTCGGTGACTTCGCACCCTGCGATCACCACCAGCAAGGCCAGCGCCAAGAGGATTCGCTTCATTTGAGCCTCCGAGGCTTGCAGAGGATGTTGTGGCCGCGCAAATGACGGCAGAGGCGATTCGGATTCCAACGGCTCACGTTGTCGGTCGGGTGCAGTCCCGTCACCGCATACGCTGCCGCGACCCACTCTGAGCAGAAGACCGTGTGAAGACTCGCCGGTCGGAACAGCGATTCGATCCACGACAAGCCAACGCCGGCTGAGCGGAATGCCCCCATCAGGTCGTAGGGGACATGGATCGTCTCGATCAGGAATTCGGTCAGGCGCTCGTCCTCATTCCGGTAGAGCGGCCGATAGAGCGGATAGTGATACGCCCTGCCGTCGTACACCTTCAGGATGTCGTCGAGCAGGTGGGCCTGCGTGCCGGTGAAGTTGTCGTGTCTGATCTCGCACGGCAGGTCCTCCAGCGACGTGCTCTCGAAGATCAGCAGGCGGCCGTCCGGGGCGTTGGCCATGATCCCGACGTGGCTGATTCCCCACAGCGGAATCCCGTAGGTGGTGATGTTGACGCCGGCGCTGATCCAGCTTCGTCCGCTGAATCCGATGATGTCACCGGCCTTGACTCCGGCCTCGCCGGGCAGCACGATCTTCCGCTGAAACGGGAACATCGCATCTCTCCCGGCTCGAATGGACCGTTGTGTTGATGTTGGCGACCCTCCGTTGGTCGTAGCGGGCTTGATCGGACGCCCAGCAGTCTTCGCAACGGCTTTCGTTGAACATTGCTGGACGGGTGCCGCAGACTTCGCACCAGACGAGTTTCATTCGGTGCCGGCTTCGGAGTTGTCTGCCTTCTGGATCGTCGGGACGATTCTCGTGATGATCCGATCGACGATCTGCTCGTAGTTCGGGATGCCTTCCAACTCGTCCACAACGATCTGGCAAATTTCTTGACCCAGCCGGAGCGCGGCCGTCCGCGAGAGCATTGCACCTGACTTTTGCTCCAGCCAGAACGACGACTTCTTGAGATCGGCCAGCGTCTTGAAGAACCTCTCGATTTGTGGGAAAGCCTGGATGAACTCGGCATCCGTATCGACCATGTTCAATCGCCGTTCAAGCATCCCCACGGCAATCGCCACTTCGTCCCGCAGCGATTTGAGTCCTTCGTGCTCCTCAAGCTGGGCCAGCCGTGTGCGGTCCTGTGCCTTCGCAAGGAGGTACTGCTTCATGCGTCGGGCGGGCGCGTGACTCTCGCCGCCGCACGCCCGGCAGTAGTCCGATCCCTCCTCGGCGACGTTGAGACACTGCCCATCGGGCTTTGCGCCTTTGCAGCGGTGGGGATCGGCCAGATCGGTGACTCGTTGCACTGCACACTCGCTCCTCACCATATAGAAGAGTCCCAAAACGCCGGTTTTTTCAGAGATTCCCGCGATTCCAAGGACGCGGCCCTCCAAGTCCGCAGCGAACCGGCAGTCTATCCACTGAAAGACCATGCGAAGGTTCATCGTCTACTATCGACGCGGCCGAAACCGCTGGCGGCAGTTGCAGCCAGGGGTCCACCACGATCTGTGCGACCGGCCCGAGGTGCAGCGGGCTATCCGCTACCTGCGAGATGATCCATCGGTAGAAGGAATCGCCGTCCGGCTGGGCGACGACCTGTTCAATCTCATGGCCGCCGCGCCGTGCGACTGCTACGAGTTCACCTTCCCCGAGTGCTGAGATGCAGCAACACTTCCACCAAGAGAGACCGCCCACCAAGGCCCTGGCCTCCGGCCCCAAGCCGATCCTGGAAATGGTGCAACTGCCGATCTTCCGGGTCCGTTACCGCCGGCTGGAAGAGTACCTGGTGAACGTCTACGGGATGGAGGGCTTCGACTTCCTGTTGGCCTCGGGGGCGATCCCTGGGCTGGTGCCGGAATATGCGGTCAGGCCGACACTGCCGCCCTCCGAAGACGCCCGGCGGCGGGCCGACGCAATCCGCGCCGGCCGGCGGACCCGCGATGTGTTCCTGATTCTCAACGTGCTCTGCCTTGACGGCTTCATCCCGGCCGGCAAGTACATCATCGACACTCGGCCCGAGCCATCACCGACCGACCAGTACCGGGCACCGTTGTGGTAGCCCGCGACGCCGGAGTCAAGAGAGTGCGTCGCCTTCCGGCGCGCCGACCATCGCGACAACACGTTTACACGCCTTGCCGCCGATCTTCGACTCGGAGGGCTCCGATCCAGCGGCCTCTTGAGGCGTTCTACGCCGAGCGGCACCACCCGCCAGACTCTCCAGGTGGTCTATGCCGTGTCCGGCGGCTGGAGCACTCTCGTATCGGGCTGAAAACCACTGGCAACCACAGTCGGGCGCTCGCAGGTGAGCGGCCGGAACCAGGGCCGTGGGCCGGGGACATCGGCAACAACCCGGCCTGCCAGCGGCCTTGGCCAAGGAATACCCTCAACAACTGTCGCCAGCGGCTCAAGCTGAGGCTGCCCCGGGGAGGCGTGCTGCTGGCGACCGACATGATGGGGGGCCGTCCCCGAGCGTCCGCACTCGGGATGGTGTGGGCCACTGCGACCCGAGGATGGTGGTGCAGGACAATTCCCGGCTGCCAGTTGTGGAGATACAGTTGCCCTGATTTCGGACCATCTCACCCGTCGCTACAATAGGGGCTAAGAAAGCCCCTTGAATCTTCTGACCCGTTGCCCAGGCAGTTGTAGAACCACAGACCCGCAGAATGGCATTGCCGCGAATTACGAACGATTGGAAGTTCACGGCATTGATCGGAATCGAACGCCGCTCGGGGGATGTTCCCATTCCGAATCGAACCAAGCGTTCAAGAAGTCTATTGTGCAGGAGCGCGTGAAATGCGATTTGACTGCCTGCCAAAGGCGACGCCGTATGATCCCGCCGAAGACCCACCGGGTAGCATAGACCCATTGGGCACCGTGGCTGGGGCAGAGCAGTTAGCCGATGTACTGTTCTCGGGAATGACCGCCCGAATGTGGCGTGCGAGGCATTTGACGTTCACGGCTTTGGCCGCCTTCGTCGCCGAGCAGGCGGCAAATGCTGCCGGTGGGGATGAGGAGTTGCGACTGGAAGCTAGACTGGCCCTTGAACGCCTCTTTGTCTCCGCCATCGCACGGCAGGAAAACCACGACGCGGAGTGGCGAAAGGCGGCAAGGCGGCTCCCGGGTATCAGCCTTGCCCGACGTGCGCTTTCTTCGGGAGATCAACCGCTGGGGAAGCAGACCTTCTTGAAGGGACAAGCGATAAACGGGCCATTCGGCGTAGTGGCGCGGCTGGCTCGACACCTGGACATCATCGACGACGACAACAGGATCAGTCGCAACGGGCAAGACCTGTTGCTTGTCTGGGCGGCCGAACAGGGCTTGCCTGGCCTGCTCGACGAGGGTGGCTCCAGAAGCCCGGGAGCATTGTGGATAAAGAAACTTGCGGTCTACGTGGTAGACTACGCCCGCGATTCCCATTGGCCAGCTTCGGGGTGGTGGGGTTGGGAAGAACTGGCGGAACGGCTTCGCCCTGACAAGATCGGACTTCGAGAACGGCAATTGCTTCGCCGTCTGCTGGCTGGCGATGAATCCGCCCTGCGCCGCCGCTGCATGGAACTGTTGGAGAGGAAAGAGGCAGTCGCCGACTACCGTAGTCTTGTGGGTAGCAGCGGGCGCGGCCTTCTGGATCGCCGAATCCTGGTCTCGGATGTTCAACCCGTGCTTCAGCCAGAAGCGAACTTGCTGGACAGGTCGATCGACTACACCATTGGCCTTATCGACGCCTACGAAGAGGTCAGCGGGCAACTGGAATCCGTCATGCGCGGGCTTCTCTGGGCACTGACCCATCGCGGCGGACGCGCCGCCCCAACGGAGCTGCTGTCAGACCCCGCACTCTCACGTCATCTTGCCGAAGCGAGGAGGAAACTGTATCCAACGACACGGAAACTTCAATCCAGAGTTGGAGAGATGCCACGCCATCCCGACGTTCAGCACGCGATCAGCATCGACCGTCTCGATCAACTGTTGCAGGATGCGCAATCGGGCCTCGATGGAGAAAAGCAACTCGTTGAACAGGTCATGGAACGACATTGGCGCGTTCAACAGCAAAAGAAGAAAGGCGTGTGGATCGAGCGAGACCTATCCTACTGGACCTTGATTCCTGGGTTTGGCGACAGCAATGAGAAGCCGTGGGCTTACGACGGAGAGTATCTCCATCCGTTTCGAGTGACCAATGCCTACAGCTTCCTCGCGGACCTGGGCAGGATACCACGAATCGAGGTGCCTGATGCCGAAGAAGAATAACAACAGTGGCATTCCGCCCCTCGCCCACCACTGGATGCCGCCCGAAATGCTGGTTGACTCCGGTATCGGCCAACCCTGGGCATGTATCGCAACCACATTTGAGTTCGATGCCGTCTTCTTCGAGACGGAGTTGCTGCCACGCTTTCTGGGGCTGAAGTTCGACCACACGGAAAACGAGCCCTCGTTCCTTGTCGAGCGTGAAGAAGCATTGGCGTTGGCACGAGTCGGGATTCTGGTGGACCAGAGCCGATTCGATTCGACGCAAAGCACGATGCGCTGGGACCAAATCCCTGTCCAGGTTCCCGCCGGTATTCTCCACGCGAAAATCACTGTCCTGGCCTGGGAGCGCTTCCTCCGCATCATCGTGGGCTCGGCGAACCTGACGCGCACAGGTTACCGCCGTAATCGGGAAGTCTTTGCAGCCCTGGATTTCTGGAACGATTCGCAATCCGTCCCATTACGTGTGCTTCGCGACACGCTCGATCTGTTGGCCCTGACGCTCGCTTGGGGCCGGGTGGCCCCTGCGGCACGCGATCGCACGAGTGAGACGATCGCACTTATTCGCCAAGCGGTGCGGAATTGGACCGCCGCGCCGGCTGACTTCACGCCACGCGAGCGGCCTCGTGTCACGCTAACGGCTACTCATCCGGGAAGCGAACGACTTTCCGCCCGTTCAACGCTGGCCGAAGTCGTAGAATCTTGGGGCAACCGCCGGGCAACATCAGTCAGCGTTGTCACACCGTTTGTCGGCCAACATAGATCAGGGGATTCCCGCGACTTGGTGATCGACAAGTTGATGGAGGTGCCTCGCAGTCTGGAGTGCGAAGGCTGGCTGGTCGTTCCCGAGCTTCCAAAGACCAACGACGAAGAGAAGCCGCACATTCCTATGCCAAGGATTGTCGGCCAAGCCTGGTCGGCAGCATTTGAGTCGCCACGTGCCGCCTATGTGTTGCCGTTACCCTTGTGTGTCAAAGACAAGGAAGACCGCAACCGCGACCTCCACAGCAAAGCCATACTGTTGGAGAACGACGACGACTCGTTGATGATGATCGGTTCGAGTAACTTCACCCCACATGGAATGGGCCTCGGTACTTATAATGTGGAGGCAAACCTGGTCTTTGAAGACCGAACCGGTGAGAGACGAAATGGGCTGCCACTGAACGCTCGACTCCAACTTCCCCTGGCGTGGGACGACGCCGTGGACACCACTGAGGTGGTCTGGCTGGAACCGGCGGAACTACCCGAAGATACCCCTGATCCTGACAAGGTGCTTCCGCCATTTTTCGCCTGGGCTACCTATTCACAGCAAACGGGCGAGTTGAAACTCAGTCTGGATCGAAGCGAGGCCGAGCCAATGGCATGGTCCGTGAGGCTCCCGGTGTCAGCCGGGGATACTGGTCTTGCACTTTTCGGCCGGGATGGCGCGCCGGGAACTTCCGAGACGACAATCCTGTCGCACACGTTTCAAGGAGATGCCCGGGGAGTCAACATCGTGGCCTTGTTGGTCGAATGGACCGACTCCGAAGGCCAACATCGCCAAGCCAGACTTGGGGTGTGCGTGGAGAGCGTGGAATCGCTTCTGCCGCCGAATGAGTATCGAAAGCTCGGTGCTGAGGCGATTATCGAGTGCCTAATGAGCGGCAAGTCTCCTTCTCAGTGGTACGACCAGCAGCAGAACTCCGTTGCGCGCGGGGCAAAGAACGATGCCGCGATCGAGTCATTGCGTGCCGTGGATACGTCAGGCTACCTGCTTTATCGGGTTCGACGGTTTGGACGGGCGATAACCGGAATGTGCGATCGGATCATTCGCACTGTGCCCCACCCGGCTGCGATACGATACAGGTTACTGAAAGACCCTTTCGGCCCAGTATCGCTTGCGACTACTCTCTCGTCGGTGGACGCGGGCGAAACGAAAGGCTGGTGTGCGCGACTTGAGACCGAACACAGGGTTTTCCTGCTGACAGAAATCCTGCTGGCTGCCAGCCATCTGCGCCGGCGGTTCTACAAGGCTACTCGCGGCAAAGACCGCAAACAACTGATGGCGCAATTCGATGAGGCCGAGAGGCAATTGACGGAGGCGCTCGACAAGGAATCTCGCTGCGATGGCGACGGATTGCCCACCAATCTGCGCGCTTACGTCGAGGCAGTCCGCAGCCGGACCAGCCAACAGTCATCCGCTCCTACAGGCGGGGAGGTCGAAGATGCCGGTTGATTGGCCATTTGCGCATGACAAGTTGAACCTCGGCGGAACGGGAAGACCACGGATTCAATCCGAAGATGCTGACCGTCAGACGCTTACGGCGAAAGCGATCCTTAAGGATTTGGCCACGCAACCCGGTATTCTCCTGAGTGATGAAGTCGGGATGGGCAAGACCTACGTGGCTTTGGCTGTTGCGGCGTCAGTGATCGTGGCGACCGGAGGCAAGCAGGGGCCGGTCGTGATTATGGTTCCCGGTCGCCTACGGGGGAAGTGGCAACGCGAATGGGACCACTTCAAACGTCATTGCGCTGTGGGTGCCTCGCTCGACCGGATCAAGGATACTTACGCCCATTCCCCGACTGAGTTCTTCAAGCTGCTTGATGACAACGACCAGAACCGAAAGCATCTGGTTTTTGTGACGACGGGGTGCTTTTCGGGCGGCCTGGGCGATCCGTGGATCAAACTGGCGATGATTCGCCTTGCGCGAAAACGCACGAAACTCACCGCCCACCAAAAGGCTCGACTATACCGCTGGGCAACTGAGTTGGTCCGGCTCGTGTCCTGGCGGGACTTGACCGAGGTTGTGGTCAAGAAGCTGATGAATACCGATCTTAGACGCTGGAAGGATGTCCTTGTTCGGGAGGCACTGCTCGACGAGGAAGACGACGATCCGATCCCAGAGCTTCTGGAAAAGTGCGAAGGCAAGATCGACTGGATGCCGCTGGTGGAGGTCATTCGACACGCTCTTCCGACACGCACATCGGTGAACATCGGGGAGCGATTGAAGGCGACCCGAGGCGAGTTCAACGCTGCGTGCAGGTCAATCTACAACGAATGGCTGCAATACTCCCAATGGTATTCCCCATTGCTGATTCTGGATGAAGCTCATCACGCCAAGAACGATCACACTTTGCTGGCGCGACTATTTCGCGAGTCCTCCGATGAGGACGTAGCGCTACTGAGTGAGAAATTTCAACGGATGCTCTTCCTGACTGCCACGCCCTTCCAACTGGGGCACCAAGAGCTGATCCGTGTCTTGAACAGCTTTGAGGCGATCCGCTGGAATAGTCCAAAGGCCCCTGCTTCCGGCCTGGAAGAATTCCATGCCGAAATCAACCGGCTGGAAGGTGCATTGGATGCAAATCGTTTGGCGGGACGGCACTTGGATAGGCTGTGGGGCGCTATCCGGCCCGAAATGCTCGGAGACAAGGACGTGGAGACTTGGTGGTGCCGCGTACAAGCCTGCCCAGCAGATGATTGGGAGAAACGACTCGTGCAAGCGGTCCATGCGTGTCGTGAGACCCGGGAAACCGCGCAAGGACTGATCCGTCCGTGGGTGATTCGGCACAATCGGCCAGCCAAATTGCCGGCTGCAAAGGGCCGCGCGGCGCAGCGCCGCCGTAAACCGATCGCCGGCCGTGGTATATTGCATGACGATGGCGAGACGGTCGGCCCAGACGTTGGCTTGCCGATTGCAAAGGAATCGGTACTCCCCTTCCTGTTGACCGCACGGGCGCAAGGCGAGCTTGCGCATGTTTCGGGTGCCAGAGCTTTCTTTGCCGAGGGGCTTGCCTCCTCATACGAGGCTTTCCACCACACTCGCGAAGCTCGGGGAAAAGCTCGTGACATGGATGATAGGGGGCTGCCAATTCAGAATGATTACGAGGACGAGGACGCTTCCGAAACGGTCGTGCCGACTGCTTGGTACGAGGAGCAAGTGGCATGTTTGATTCCTTCCCGCACGGCTTTGTCTGGCGAAAGACTGAAGCACCCCAAGGTCGCTGCCACAGTGCAAAGAGTCGTTGACTTGTGGACGGGTGGTGAGAAGGTACTTGTATTCTGTTTCTACCGGGAAACGTGCAAGGCCCTTTACGAGCACATTCGCGAAGAGGTTCAGGCCAAGACCATTGCCATCGCGAGAGAGAAACTTGGCGGCGAGTATGCCAATGATGACGCCAAGGTTCAGGACTACCTTACGCGGATTGCGAGGCGGTTTTCCGAGCCAGACCGGCCGTTCTACCGCGAAGTCCGCAACATCCTCTCCGATCCACTTGGCGAATCACAATACCGATGTCTGAAGGCTCATCGGGAAAGGTTAATCGAGGTCTTGGCAGCGTACTTCCGCGCACCGTCTTTTCTGGCACGTTATCTTCCGCTCGATGACCAGGCCGTGCAACGCGCGTGGGAACTGAAGGAAGGGCGACGGGAACTTCTTGAGCCGGCCCTAGCTTCGCTCAGGCGAGGTATCCTCGAAAAGACGGACCACTCTAACCAGACCTACATTGAGCGTGTGAGGCAGTTTCTCGACTTTGCAGTGGAATTGGCAGAACGTGCCGAATGCCACATTGGCGATGGTGCCGACGAGGACGATGAGGCGGTCGATCCTCTCGCGGTGTGTCTCGAAACGGTGTCGGTCTATTCACGTCCGCGCAAGATCGAGGATTTAGATCGCGATGACGTTGAGATGTCCGGCGATGATGATGGAAGTTACCGGGTGGTGCCTCTGGTACGCATGGTCCACGGAGACACCAAGCCCGAGACACGTGAACGGCTGGCTTTGGCCTTCAATAGCCCGCTGTTTCCTGAAATCCTTGTTAGCAGTGCCGTCATGGGTGAAGGAATTGACCTACACCGCTTCTGCCGACATGTGATTCACCACGACGGTTACTGGAATCCCAGCACACTGGAACAGCAGACAGGCCGCATTGATCGCATTCGCTGCAAAGCAGAAATCTGCACATTACCGATTTTGGTATACCAGCCGTTCTTGGCGGGCAGTGCTGATGAGAAGATGTTCCGCGTCGTCCGTGACCGAGAACGGTGGTTTCAGATTGTCATGGGGCAGAAGTTCGAGTTCGATGAAGGCAGCAGCGAGGCCATTGCGGCGCGAGTGCCTCTGCCAGAAGGACTCGCTAAGGAATTGACCTTTGACTTGGCTCGCTGGAAGGCAACAGGAGATCATTGAACTTGTGACCGTGTGGGCTCGGGGCCACCTTGGTCCCGACTGCGGCTGGCCATACGGCCACAAGCAGCCCGCAGGTGGCGGGCGGACCAGCCGGCGACGGGGCCGCCGGTGTCGTTCCATGCTTCGTCGAGACTTACGAGAACGACACCGACATCGGCCGCCGCGATTGCCTCGCCAACCGGCTGGCGCTAGCGTTTCTTCTTGCCGGCGCTCTCGGCGGCCGTGCGCATCTCGGCTTGCACGGCCCGCGTGTCGGCGATGATGGCAGTCATTGCCTCGCACCAGGTTTGGGCGTCAAGCAGCCGCAAGGGACTCTGCATCGAGGCGGCGGGAAACGTGATACGGACCTCGCAGCCGCGACCAGGCTTGTGATGGCCGACCTCGGAGCGAATCACCATTGCCTGATTCTCGGTCCCTTGGAAGGGAAAGGCCGTCAAGCGAACGCCCCAATCGAACGCCTCGCGCTCGATCATCTTCCTTTCCTCCGCGGCAGCCACGGACTTTCCCTTTCTCGTCGGACTTGTTCGTTTCTTGGCGGTCATTCCATCTCCACGTCAGTGAGGCACGGCGGCTGGCGCGACAACACGGATCGACGCGCTGATACGCCGCCAACATGCACGCCGGAGCAAGGACACAGAAGACTAACCCGGCAATTCTACCTCAGTATTCGTCGGGCAGCAAGATGCAGGTCGAGGCGCGGTCGGCTTCCGTAATCACCCATACTTTCACTCCCTTTGACGTTCGATAGACGCTGAAAATGCGGGCACCGTCCTTGAGCGCCTGTTCGTTCGCGCCTTTGTCGCCGGGATGGATTTCGCCCCAGTCACCATGCGCGTGCCGGGTGAGGAAATCGGCCGGCACCTGACCGGCCTCTTCCAAAGCCGCCAAGGCTCCCGGTGTTGCCACACATTGGCCGAGAGAGAACAAGGGGCGCACGCGATCTACCACTGGAAATCCTTCCTTATTGTCTGAAAGAGGCGTCGGGCGGGGTTTGCACCCACACGTTGCGTCCCTTGTCGGGCCGTCTCAGCAGTTGGACTACCGACGCCGGGTTAAGCCTTGATCTCCACGATGACCTGGATCAGGAAGTTCTGAAAGTCCCGCGACATATCCGTCGCCCCGGTAACGTAGTGGGCCACCTCTTCCAGGGCGGTTTGCAGCAGGTACTTGTTGACCGCGGTGGCGATGTCTTCCTTGAAGTAGACCTTGCCGTCGCGGCAGAAGCCCATCGTCTCACAGCCCGCCTGCATACACTCTCTGAAGCACGCCGCGGTCGGCTTCTTCTTGCCCTGCGTCAAGTTGGCCTGTTGGAGCCACGCCCACACGATGTCTACCGCCTTGATGGCGGCGTCGGTCGCCGGGAGAATCTGCTTCCCGTTGCTCTCGTGTCCATCTAGGACCGAGGCGGCCGTCTTGACTCCACAGCGGGCGGCGGCCGTGATCCAGGACGGGGCCTTCGTCGGCTTAGGACGAAATCCCTTCTTCTCGACAAACTCGGCCGTGTGACTCAGGCTGGCGTCGCACAGGACCGCGTTGGGGCCAGCCGCCAACTCCCACGCCTGTTGCCACGCTTCTTTCTGGACGGGCTCGGGGTCCGAATAGGACGGGGCCATGTAGTACGAGTCGAAGGTCGCCTCGTAGCTCTGCTCCTGGGCGACAAGGCTCCTGAACACTGGGGCAAGCTGCTGGGCCGTGGCCTTGCGAAACAAACGGGCCGCCGCACCTTTGATGTCGTACTCGCTTGAGTTGCGGGACTCGTCCAGCCGCAGTTCGCCGTCGTGGAAATTGTAGTCGTAGACCGACGCCTCTTCGTCTTCCGCGATCTCGCGGACCAGGACGCCCTCCTTGTAGACCATTGCCGTCCGTTTGCCGCAGAGGTTCCGGTCGGCCTTTGGCAAGAGCGACTCCTTCACCAGCGACGGGTTGCCAGAGAAGTGCAGAAACCGCCGGGGTAATTCGCCGTAGAACCGTTGGACATCCGGGTTCACTTCAACAAACACCCGAGTGTAGCCGTCCCTCGCCCGCACCGCGCCATCCTCGACGATGGCGACCCGCAGGTCTTCGCTGAGCAATGCCGGAAGGAAGTCGGCCTTCTCCCGCACCGTGCGGTCGATGGCATTGGCGACAAACTCCCGCAGGGCCATCGACAGGTCGGTCCAGTCGATCGCGCCGAAGTCCAGGCACCAGCCCATGTCGAGCGTCTTGCTGCTGGTCCCGCCCAGCTTGCAGACGACGCGCTTGATATTCTTCGTCACCAGGCCGTCGCGGATCGTCTCGTCGCGCGTGGCGAATTCCAGGCGGGTCTTGCCGCAGTAAATCAGCAGCTTCAGTCCCGCGCGAAGCAGGGTGTTGATGGCGTGCTTCGCTCCACTGCCGAATTGGCCGATGGTGCCCGCCACGCCGCAGTCGCGGGTGGTCGAGACGCCGAGCAGGGTGAAGCCCTCCACGGGAGCTACGCCGGGATTCTGGATACACAGGAACATAGATGTTGTCTCACAGGTGTCAATTCAGTCTTCACTCCGGTTTTGTGCGGCCCGGACCTCGCAGCCTTCCTCGAACATTTGGCCTCCGCAGGCGCACGTGGGCGTGCCGGCCTCGTCGAGCCACTTGCGGGTCATGCGGACCACACAGCCGCACTCTTTGCAGGCGACCTTCAACATGCGCGTCGATTGCTTGGGCGGCGCGTTGGAGTGCTTCAACTCGGCGTGCGGATACGGGCCAATGGCGTCGGCAACTTCTCGCAGCCGGGCCGTCAGTGCCTCGCCCGCGTGCGTGGCGGTCATCTTCCCTTCGAGGCCGACGGCCTTGGCCAGCTTGGGGAACTTGCCCTTGTGGCCTTCTTCGATGCCAACGGCGCAATGGACCAACTCGTGAACCAGAGTGGCCGCCACCTCCAACGGGCCTTTCAGCACGGGCGAAATGAAGACCTCGAATGAGTTGTCGCCGCTGTTCTTTGCCGACCACGCCTCGCCGATCCGCCGCTTCTTGTTGGCCAGACCGCTCTTGCTCGGCCACGAACACGAGGCACGGATCTTCTCCGGCAGGGAGCCGCCAAGCTGCTCGAAGTCCGGCCGAAGTTGCTGGATGCACTCAGAAAGCCATTGCTCTCGATTCACGGATGCGTCTCCCCTAGTAGCTCGCGGCGCAGGCCAGGATCGGTTGCGTCTTGTTGCCCAGGTATTCCTCGCCCAAATAGCGGTCGATCAGCCGCCACACTGTTCCCTTCGTAAAAGGCTTGCGATCCCGGCGAGTCGTAAAGCCATCGGCGTTTAGCAGGGCGGCAATCTCGTCGAGCGACTTGCCCTCGTCGCGCCACCGCTTCATCTTCGGAACAACCACGTCGCTGTAGTGGTCCCTCGCGGCCTGGGCGTTGACGGCCGATCCCATCGGCTGAGCCTTTGTGATTCCGGCCTGCCGCAGGTGCTCGCGGCCGTCCCAATGGCCCTCCCGCGCCGAACCCAGCTTCACGCCACGCGCCGCCGCCCTCTCCAAGGCGACCGTCGTCCGCTCGCTGATCTTGCGGGCCTCCTCTTCCGCGATCGCGGCCTCGATGTGCAGCCGGAAAGGATCGGCTCCGGGCCGGTCGGCACAATCGAAGGGGACGCCCGACTCCATCAGGCCGCTGATGAAATGCACGTTGCGGGCAAGCCGGTCCAGCTTGGCAATTATCAGTTTGGCCCCGGTCGTGCGAACATGGATCAACGCTTCGGCGAGCCTCGGCCGGTCGGCCCGTTTCCCCGTCTCCACTTCGACGTACTCGGCGATGATCGTTGCCCCGTCGTGGGCGGCCAGCTCGCGGACGGCCTTCTGCTGCGCTTCGAGCCCCAGGCCGCTCTCGCCTTGCTTCTTCGTACTGACCCGATAGTAGGCGACGTACTTCTTGAGGATGATGCTCACGGTGCTGTCTCCAGTTGGCTTCACGCTCCGACTCACTTTAGTATGTATCAGAAGACGTGAAAGTCAATGGCCAGCTTACGCAAGCCCCCCCAGATTCTCACGGCCGAGCGATTCTGGCGACCAAGACGACGCTGCCTTGGCGGACAACTTGGGCACCCAAGAGACCTGCTCGATGCCCTTAGAGACAGTCTTGGCTGGCGAAACTCGGGCTCTCCCTACCCATAGACTGCTCAAAGGCTCTGCAAATGGAGGCCGGGAGGCGAAATCCGAGGCAGATGGGCAGAATTCCGCCGGTGCAACCGCTACGGTTCGTGCATCCCTGCATGGGCGTCGAGCAGGTTGCGGGGAAGGAACGCGGTGTGCCCAGAAGGTCGGTGAATCGAAGCACAGGACCGCGGCAGAGGCATCTTCGAGGAGGCCGTCTCTTACGTGCCCTGCTCACGAGGGCGGGCCTTCCTGAGCCGGTCCTTCGCCTGTGTGGCGGGGCGGAAGATCGCATACGCCTGGCATCGTTCCTCGGCGTTCCGGTAAATCCGCGGGTACTTCTTGTCGAACGCTGAGCGGTACATTGCCTCGCGCGTGGCCCGAGCCGCCAGCCGGTCGATCTCACGGTCGTCCCGTGCGTTCGGCCCAGTGAGCAACCCCATCAGGGCCTTGCGGTACTGCTTGTCGAACTCGGCGCGTCTCGCCATCTCCTGACGAATGATGTCATCCTCGGTATCGGTCGTCGCTGTCGCGTGACCCATCGCTGTTTGTCGATTGCGCTTATCGGGAGCAACCATAGGGACCGCCTGAAATGAAAAAAGGGAGCGCCGAAACTGAGCCTGCTCCCAGAACCCCGACCAAGGGGTAGAAGAAAACAGCACCCAGCCCGACGCTCCCCCAGACGGGGAGCGTGGGCCAAGTAGCTGCTATTCTTCTTCAAGAGCCTGAACGGCTCAGGTTGGTCGTTTTCTGGGAAGCAGATACTTGACGCTCGCGCGCCAATTCAAGTTGTCGTCGATCTTATTTCATGCAGCACTCACTGTCAGTTGGTGTATCGCGCGTACCAGTCGCCCTCGCTTCCGGTACGCGAGCCTCATTCGTATCCGAATCGTTTTCTGAAGTCAGGATCGGTGCGTTTCATCACCAGGTTCAGGTACACGTTGTTGGAATCCTCGGCCCCGGCCAGCTTCCGTTTCCACTGGTTGACGATGTGCCGGGTTACGCCCCAATAGTGGGCGACGGTCAACTCGTCCTCCTCGCAGACCGCCCGGACCAGATCGCCGCAGAGGATCGGCAGCAGCGACTCGTGCCGGCCCTTGTTGTAGTTCGAGCCCGGCCAGGGGATCGGCGCGTCGGTCATGCCGTCCACTTTCACGTCGCCCCGGTACTCGTCGTACAGAACCGCGCCGACGTTGACGGTGGGCGGCCGATAGGGACCGGCCCGCCACTTGTACTGGTAGGGCGGCGGGAACTTCGCCGTCGCTTTCTTCTCGCCCGTTCCCTTCCGCTTCATGGCAACACCCGTCTAGCGAGCAACCTGGGCCATTTTCCGCTTGTTGTTCCCAAGCCATTCCTTGCCCAAGTAGCGCTGAATCAGCCGCCACACGGCGGTCTGCGTGAAAGGCTTGCCGGCCGTCGTGGTGTGCCCTTGTTGATTGAGCCAATCGACGATCTCGGGCAGGGTCTCGCCCCGCTCCCGCCGGGCCTTGATCTCCGGCATGAGGAAGGCATACGTGTTCCGGGTCCGCGCCCGCTTCTTCTTCGCCGCCGCGGCGATCGCCTTCTTGGTCCCACGCCGATGCTCGCGGCCCTCCCAATGCCCAGGGCGATTGGACCCGAGCTTCACGCCTCGGGCCGACGCAGCCGCCAGGGAGTTCCTCACCCGATCACTCACCTTGCGGGATTCCTCTTCGGCGGTTGCTGCCATGACGTGGATCGTCAGGCGATTGGCGTGCGGGGCATCGCAGCACACGAAGTCCACGCCGCTATTGAGCATCGCCCGAGTAAAGGGAACGTTGCGACTCAGGCGGCCGAGGAAGGCGACGACTATCGTAGCCTCTGACCGGATCGCGTGTTCGATGGCCTTGGCCAACTCCGGCCGGACCTCCTGGGGATCGGTCCACCGCTGCTCCTTCTCCGTGTACACACCCAAAGCGGTGCCCTCGTTGAAGCGGACCAGACGCCGGGCCGCTTCCTCCTGCGTTGACGGATCGGGATGGGTGGAGCCCTTCTTCGGCCAGCGCCGGCAGTAGATGATATACTTCTTCATGCCCTTGGAGTGCCTCTCTTGCCTCGTTGTTACCACCGCACGCTTCCTGCTGGAATCTTACACTACAGTTGTCTAAAGTCAAGGAACGGTCTTGATTCTCCCGAAGCTTTGGGTATCCTAACAGAACAAACACAATGACCAGACACAGTGTTTGGGATGGACGTAATGACCACAACGATCAGTCCGATGCTGCGGCTCTTTCAGGAAGGGGCCGCGACCTACCAGCCGGACGGCCTAGCCCTTGAATCGGGCGACCCGCAGGTGTCACTGGAGAACATCCGGCGACTCATGGCAACCGGTTTGGTCATCCGGGACATCCTCGTCGGCTCGGCCGGCGTACTCGTGCTGTTCCGCGATGGCGAGCAATTCTACGCCACCGGCCTACGGGTCGGCACCAGCAACGCGGCGACCGAGGCCCTGGCCCGGATCGCCGCTGAGGCGAGTTTCGGACCTTTTGAGCGACTGCTGCCTTTCTACCAACACCTGCCCGCGTCTTATAGCGGGCAACTGCCGGACGTGTTCCCAGAGCCGACCGAGTGATAGCTCTCGGGTCTTCGGCCGGGATTACCAATTTCAATTACCATTCCCGGTCGGCTTCTTCGGCTCTAAGCCATTGGCGTCGAGAAGGTTGCGGCGATCCAGCCTCGACCGATGACCGTTTTTGGCCCCGCCGCACATTACGGATATATGCGCGCTATGTGATTTGCGCTTATGGCTTCTTGCAGGTATCTATAGTGTGTAGAAAGGGTAATTATGGGTAATTGAGTCATCCCGGTTTCCGCAACCTCTGGCCCCGTTTGAAGTTCCGTCCTGCTCCCTGGGACGCGGCCGATTACTCATTTTCTTCCCGCCCTCGGGTGGACGGCGTTGATCGAAACATCATCACGCTTCTCTGCGCGGTGGCCTTCTGACCTCCCCACCACCCCGGCTTCGGGCGGCATCGGTCGTGATGCCAGCCTGGAAGGCCGCGTCAGACCCTAATCTCGCTCGGCGACCAGGGAAGAAGGAGCAGCCACCTGCGCCGATTTTGCCGGTTGGATCGGTCGTGACGGTTTTGACCCCACCCGGCCCCACCTGGTCGCAGCAACCTCCTCGATTCTCGATACAATCGCCACAACTCGCACGATTAGCGTGGGTTGCATTCGTGTTGTTGCCCGTCAACAGGCGCGCAACCGGCCGCAAAACAGGCCAGAAGCTAGGCTGGATTGCAGCGATTGCACCTGGTCCTGACGATTCCGCGGGTGATGCCGATCGAATCGGGTGCGTGGCCGCGCGGCGCGGTTACGTAACCGCGCGGTAACGTAACCGCGCGTAACCGCGCGCTAACCGCGCGTGACGGGGCGCAACATCGGCCCCCGCCTTACCTTCTCGATTCTGAGATTCTGGAAACCTAACGGCCTATGTATCCGGCCGTTATGGCAACCGGGAAACAGAGAAACAGAGCAACAGAGAATCGAGAAGGTTTCGCGTTGCCGGCCCGTGGTGCTGCCGGTCAAGATCGGCCCCACGCTCCCGGCCGGTCACTCGGGAAGCATTGCCGGCCCCGTGGTGCTGCCGGCGCTTTTCCGGCGCTTTCCGGCGCGCTCCCCACGCTCCCGGCCCGTGGTGCTGCCGGCCCGTCACTCGGGAAGCGTTGCCGGCCCGTGGTGCTGCCGGCCCGTTAAATCGGCACTGAAGGCGCAACCTGCCCGATTCTGGTTTCCACGTGCCGAATTCCGGCCGGAATGCGAGGTTCGCGCATTTGCTTCTAGTCTGAAGAAGTGTAATGTGGAATAGAGACTTACTTACACTTCTTCTGACACACCACCACGGAGCTTGCACCATGAGTAAGAAGCATTTTCGGGCGCTTGCCGATGCAATCGCCAGCATTGCCGACAGCGCGGAACGGGAGCGCGCGGCCCGTTTAGTTGCCGATGTGTGCATCGGTTTCAACGGCCGTTTCGACCGCGGGCGGTTCTATCGCGCGTGTGGGGTGGAGGGCTACTAACATGCGATACGACTATTACACGGTTGAAGTTCCGGGGGATTGTGGGGATTCCATTTTCGACCTCGGGTTTCTCGCAATTCGGCAAGCAGAAGAGCGCGCCCGATTGCATTGTATCCCCGCCCATTGGACGGCGCAGCCTATCAGCGGGAAGGCGGGGGATGTGACGGTCCGGTTTCAAGTTCGTCGGAAGCGCGCGGCATAGCAACACCATTGGAGCAACACCTATGAAGACAGCAACACAACGGCCGGTTTCTCTGCGCGTGGGGGAATTCCAAGTCGAGACACTCGGGGTCGAATACCCCGATTACTTCCAAGGTTTCGGACTTGGCCCCCGGTCTGAGTTCAACTACTGCGCGTATGGCATCGGGGATACTGAGGAGGAGGCGTTTCAAGACTGTCTGGAAATGGTGGCGCAACAGGGTTTCGATGTGGACGATGAAACCGAAGCGCGGATTCGGGAGGGGTACGGGCCGGTTGACGATGAGACTACCGCGGCCGAATACCTTGACCTGGAAGAATTCGAGGATTCCCCCGCCTACGTCCACATCGGTATCAAGTGGAACTGCCAGCAAGAAGAGCGCTTGGAGCGCATCAAGAAGCTTGCCAACCTGGAATTCCTCCACTATCAGGATTACTGCCCGCAAGGCCCCTCCGCGCAGTATTCGGGGCTTCAGGAGTGGGGCTACACGCGCCGTATCGACCCCGATAGCAAAACGGTTTCCTACGGGGACTTGATGAAACCGGCCGAGTGCCCTGATTCGGCCGTTGCCTACCTGGAGGCGCTTTCGACCGATGGAACCGAAGAAGGCGAACTCTACTTCTTCTTGCGCTACGCTAGCGGTTCCGACTACTCCGGTTCCACGGTGGAGAAGGCGAACTGCCGGGAGTTCCTAGAATCCTACGGGGAGGAGGGCTTTGTTTGGGAGGCGCACGGGGGCCACAACACCTATGCCGTTGTACTCGGGTTGACGGGGCTTCTGGAATGCGCTGAAGATACCTTTGATGCGATTCTCGGCATTGTCGAGGGGTTGGAAGATTACCCCCTTATCGACGATGAGGCGCTTTCCAACCTGGAAATGGAAGGGGCCGATGAGGCGTGGGATTCGTGGGTTGCGGGGGACTTCCGGCGCGCTCTGGAGAAGAAGTTTGATGGGGTCGAATTCGAGTGGCCTTCTGATTCCGACCTGCGCGCGTTCTTTGAGAAGAAGGCGGAGGAGGCCAACGAATACTGGTTCAATGAGGGATACGGGCCGGATATGTACATCCGGGTTGACAAGATTGTCGAGGGTATCGACCTGGATTGTCTCCGGGACTATACGGTTCTCTTCGTTGTGGCCTACATCGACGTAGGGCAGGAGACTGAGGAGTTTGCCTCGGAATCCGAAGCTATCGAGCGCGTCGATTCTCTCCGCGCTGCCGGTTTCATCGGGGCAAGCTATACCGTGGTTTCCCCCGTCAAGCAAAGCGCCAAGTAGCCCCGTCACTCGGGAGCGCTGCCGGTCAACCGATCGGTAGCGCTCCTGTTCTGTCTTATCGCAACGCCTAATGAGGAGACTCCCATGAGTTCGCATCGGTTCGTTTGTGCCCATTGTGGTCAAGAGAAAACCCACGTCAACCCCAATGGTTGCGGCGGAACGGGCTACGCCACCTATCGGATGGACGGGATAGAGAAGAAGGTTTGCTACGCTTGTTGCGCCAAGGAGATACTGGCGTACATGCGCGATACGGGGCGCGCGGTTCTCTACTTGACAGAGGGGCCGGACGGTTCCGCGGTAACAGACTGGCCGGGTGTTCTGAAGTTCCAAGTTCGGCGCAAGCGCATCGGTTCTCACAACCTTGCCGGCCGGCGCGTCGATGTGTGGTTCACTGATTCTGACGGCCGGGAATGGCATGGGGTCAACTACGGTGATAACTCGCAATTGTGCCATTGCCGCCGGTTACGCGCCGTAGCATGATATTCGCGCTGATTCTCTGCGCTGCCGGTCAACTCCCGGCCGGTTGCCCTACACTCCCGGCCCGTGGTGCTGCCGGTCAAGATCGGTTGCCGACGTGCCGCGCTGCCGGCCCCACGCTCCCGTCCCGTGGTGCTGCCGGCCCGTCACTCGGGGAGCATTGCCGGCCCCGCGGTGCTGCCGACGTGCCGCGCTGCCGGTCAACTCCCGGCCGATTGCCCCACGCTCCCGGCCCGTGGTGCGCCGGCCCCGTCACGCGGGAAGCATTGCCGGCCCCGTGGTGCTGCCGACGTGCCGCGCTGCCGGTCAACTCCCGGCCGGTTGCCCCACGCTCCCGGCCGGTTGCCGACGTGCTGCCGGCCCCACGCTCCCGGCCCGTGGTGCTGCCGGCCCGTCACTCGGGAAGCATTGCCGGCCCCGTGGTGCTGCCGACGTGCCGCGCTGCCGGTCAACTCCCGGCCGATTGCCCCACGCTCCCGGCCCGTGGTGCGCCGGCCCCGTCACGCGGGAAGCATTGCCGGCCCCGTGGTGCTGCCGACGTGCCGCGCTGCCGGTCAACTCCCGGCCGGTTGCCCCACGCTCCCGGCCGGTTGCCCCACGCTCCCGGCCGGTTGCCGACGTGCTGCCGGCCCCACGCTCCCGGCCCGTGGTGCTGCCGGCCCGTCACTCGGGAAGCATTGCCGGCCCGTGGTGCTGCCGACGTGCCTCGCGTATCGGCCGTGCCGGTTCTGTGCGATTCTGCGATGAAAGCTCTTGCAGCAGTCTTGATTGCTACGCCGATTGCAGCGGATCGGGGCGTGGCGGATCGGCCCGCGGCCTTGGCGGCTGCGCTCTAACCGTGGCGCGCGCTCCCTTGAGATAACCGTGCGTAGGATTTTTCTGGCGGAGCCTTTCTGGAACTCCCCGCGGTTATTCCGGCTGGCGGCGGCCGGCGATCAGCGGTAATCGGCGGCGCTGTCCGCGGCGGTGCCGCCCTCCCGTAACCTTCTCGATTCTCGTTCCCCTTCCCGCCGTGGCGGCGTTGCAAGCAGCGCATAAACGCGCTGCCGATGCCCCGCCAATGCTGCCCCCTTCGCATGGTTGCCGGCCCCTGTCGTCAAGTTGCCGGTTCCGTTGCGTGGGGTTGCACGGCGGGCAAGCTGCCGGCGGCCAGGTCAAGCGGCGGCTCCGGGTCGAGTGGCCCGGCGGCCGGCGGCTCGGTCGAGCGGTTCCGCTTGGTCGAGCGGCGGGCGGGCGTAGTCGAGCGGCCCCGCCTGGTCGAGCGGCGCGCGAGCCTGGTCGAGCGGCCCGGTGTTTCCAGTCGGGAATGGCGGCGGGCCAGCGGCCAGCTCCGATTGGCCCAGCGGCCGGCTTCGGCGGCCAGTGGTAGGCCGGTGTTTCCGGTCGGGAAGCGGCGCGGGGCGGCCCCGTGGCCGGCTTCGGCCCGTCAGTAGTGGCCCGACTTGGAAGCTGCCAAGCGAGCCGACGTTAAGCGCCCCAAGCGCGCCGGCGTCAAGCGCTTCCGGTGTTGACCCCTTGCAACTCTGACCCCGTTGACCCTCGCCAGATAGACCGGGGCGGCAAGCGCAAAAGAGAAACCGGCCGCTTTTCCAAGGCGGTCGGTTCAGAAGAGGAATGCCGTATTCGTTAGAGGTCGCCTTGACGTTTCTTCGCGGCGGCCAATTCGCTGCGCTTGGCGGCGGCGTTGCTTTCCAGGTCGGCAAGCTCGCTTTCCAGTTGCTCCACTTCATGGGCGGCTTTGGATTGTTCGGCTTGCCGGCTTAGGCCGGGGTGCGCGGCAAGGTACTCGGTCCAAGCCTTTGCCAGCACTTCGCGGGCAGTCTTGCGGGCGGGCTGGCTGGCCTCTTGGTACTTGTCCTTGCGGTCGAGATAGGGATTGTGCCAATCCTTCGCCGTCCATTGCCCGTCAACGAGGTGGCAGTGATATGAAACGTGGTAGGGGATTCCCCGGATGGTGACAACCTGCCCTTTGTTTCCATCGGAATTAAGGTAGACATGGGCCGCTTCCGTCATGGTGAAGTTGACGGCCCCGATAGGTGTTTCCAGGATTCCGCGCGGCGGTTCGATCATCGTTGTCTCTTCTTGCGGCAGTTGTTCGGAGCGGGGCCGGGCCGCGACAAGCGGCCCGGCCCCAGGAGCAACACAACACTTCTTCTTGTTTCTAGGAACCGGACCCGTAGATGATTCCATCGTCGCCAACGTAAAGGTAATACTCCCCGCACTTCTCGCTGGCGGCGGTTAGCCGTTCCCCGGCATCGTCCGGCAGACAATCGTTGCGGTCCCAAAATCCGCAACCGTGGCCGTTTCGCGTCAACCAGAAGTCATGCCCGCCCAATTCGGCGGCCGTCCATTGCGGATGATCGTAGCGGGCAAGATCGGCCGTGTTTTCCTCTTGGAAGCGATGGCAATCGGCAACCATTCTCTCCAAGGTGTCGGGGTCTATGTCCGCGATTCCGTAGTTGGCATCGAGCGGTTCGCCCCCTTGCGGCGTCGATTCGTCGTTACTGCTCCACAAAGCTGCTTCGATGTAGGCCAGCGTGAACTCATCAAGCTGTTGCTGCGTTCTCATGGTTGGTTGCTCCGGTGTTGTTTGCTTTGCTATGGGCGCTATTCGGTCAACCCGTCCGCCTTGACCAGCGCCCGCAGCACGGCCTTGGCAACCTTCAGGCTCTTGTAGCGAAGTTCGATGCTGACGCTTTCCCCGTTGCCGTGTACGTCAACCGTTAGGCCACTGGCGTAAATCTGCTTCGGATTGCCCTGCATTCGCCGGGTAGCTTCTTCTCCCAGCATCGCGGCCAGTTCCACCGTCACCTCTTGCTGCCGGTTGCGGCTGGCGTTGTGCTGCTTCACCCGTTCCGCTTGCTCGGCATAGACGGCCGTGTACCACGGCAGGAAGCGCCGCTGGATTTCGGCGGCAATCTTCTCCGGCGGCCGGCTCCGGGCGATGGTGATATGCTGGCACTTGTCCGGGCGGTATTGCTGGCGGTCGCTGGTCCACGGCCACATGCCGCTAATGTAGAAGCGGCCTTTCACTTGGGTCATGTTGACGTGAATCCCCCGCCCGTTTTCGTCGATCAGCACGGCGCACCACGTATGATCGGCGTAGGTAGGGTCGAGTTCCCAGCCTGGCAGGTAAGGCAGAAGGGCGGTTAGTTCGGCATCTAGCTGTTGCTTTTCGATCATGGTGTCAATCGCATGTCTTGAGGTGAATCGTTGCCTCTCCGCTTTGGTTGGCGATGCGGACGTTGAAGGAGTGTCCGCTCCCATCCTCCCGTTCAATGGATTGCAGGATTCCGAAGTGGCGATTCCCGCTGGTGTCGGTGAAATGGTGCGGCAGCGGGTACTCTCCGGCCAGGGCCTTGAACAGTTCCCATTTCGTCATAGGTCGTATCCGTTGTCCCGGTAGTGCTCTTGCCACAACTCCACCACCTCCTTGCTGCCAAGGCCCTCTTGCGCTTCGGCAACGGCCTCCTCGACATACTCCACGCCCACGGCGGTCAACTCGCCGAACAGGTAGCCCACCTTCTCGCCGCTTGCCAACGTGACGGCGTTTACACAGTGTTCCCCGGCGGCGCAGTGTTGCGGGGTGTCCGATTCCCCATCGTCGCCAGCGCGTTTGGGGTACTCGTCGCTGTCAAAGGTCCATTCATCGTCGGGGTTCGCGGGGGCGTTGCCGGCGGCCTTCAGCCGCTCGCAAATGGCCCGGCCGCAATCATCGCACCATACGTCAGCGTGGTAGATGTAGCTCATGGTTGCTTGCTCCCGTTTGGCAGGAAAAGCCCCAGCTCGCAAAAGAAGTCGTCAACCGCGGCTTGCGCCATACGCCGGCTCTTGAACATGGCGGCGTCGTAAAGGTGATTCCACTTTCCGCAACAGCGGTTTAACCGCGTATCGCGGATGGCCGCATTGGCGCGGTCCAGGTCGGTCCAAACGCAAGCCACCCAATCTTCTTCCGGGGCAACTTCCAAGGGGCCGATGCTGGTGGCGAGAAGGTACGGATAGCACTTCTCCTCTTCCCGCTTGACCGCCCCCAGGGTGTCTAGGCGTTTGCCGACTTCCGCCTTGAACCAAGCTCGGTTCTTTTGCTCTTGATTGGTGATTCGCGCACGCATTAGATGAACGCCTCCTCTAGGCCGGCTTCCACGGCGGCCCGCTCTTGCCCGTCCAAGGCGCGAATCAGGTTGGCATCATCGTCGCCCCAGAAAAGAGAAATGAAGTCGTACCCGTGGTAGTTGGGCGTGGCGAACCCGACGCCCGGCCCGCCGTCAATCCAGCGGTCTACCTGCCCGACGCTCAATTCGTTGAGGTAATCCAGGGCATCGTCCAGGGAGTCGAGTGACTCGTACTCGCCGGCATCGCCCACGCGAATCCAAAGCCGTTGCTGTCTCATAGTGTTCGCTCCATTCCCCGCAAGCCGGTGCTATGCCCGCGTGTTGAGCCGTTCGCAAAGGGCGTCGATTTCGTCATTGCTCAGCGGCTCCAGTGTGCCACTGTCGCTGGCGATGTCATACTCCGGCGCATAGGTGGCCGCGGTGCGACCACTCACTTGCCAGTAGCGCAGGGCCGCCAGGATGGTTGCGAACTCTCGGGGTGTCACGCTTGGCAACATGGTTGTGTATTCCCTTGAATGCTTGCTCTACTACTAACGACAGTATCAGAAGGTCTGTAAGTCAAGGGCAAACGGCCGGATTCTTCGCTTCGCTCTTGAACCCGCAGGCGTCACATTCCCGCCAAACAAGTCCATCGCGCCGCTTCTCTCGCCATTCCAGGGCGTTGCCGCAAGCCGGACAACTCGCGCAGCGCTCTTGATAGCCGGCGGGGTCCAAGACGTAAGCGGCAAGCCAGTGGCGAATCCACACCTTGCACTGGTCGCGGGGGTCGATCTTCCGGTCACGGTCCTCCAGCCATTTCCGCCAACGGGGGTTGTTGGCATGGAAGTAACGGAATCGCTGGTCACAGTAGGCCGTAAACCAGGTCACTTGTGCCGGCGTCAGGGCGTGGGGCTTCTCGGCCAGGACTGCCCCGACGTGGTAATCCAGCATCAGGCAAGTCTTTTCCAGAAAGGCGTCAGGCGTTGTCAGCATGGGCGTTGCTCCACCACGGCAAAACAGCGGCCGGGCATGGTTTCCGCTAACTCCGCCTTGACGCGATCCGCCGCTTCCCGGTTGGAAAAGCGGCGTTGCGTTGCGGGCTGGATTGCCAGCGGGGCGTTTGCCCACCACTTGATGATGATAAACACGGTTTCACCTTCAGGCTTCTTCTTGCTCGCCTATCGACCCTGCCCTACTACGGCAACCGATTGGAAGGGCGTGCCGGTGACGGCCGGGCCGCCGCTGGAATCGCGGCGGGCGATTTCCAAGTGGCAGGGTTGCCACCCGGTAGACTTGCCGACGATGAAACGGCGGCGTTCCCCGTGGCGATCCACTACCTCCACCCGCTTCCCCTCCAAACCGATCAGTTGCGGCGTCAATTCGGCCGGGCAGCGCAGATTGTTCCGCTGGCAGTAGGAGGCGGCCCGTTCCATGAGGGCCGTGTAGGCGTTGTAGGCCGGTATGGTGCCCCGCGATTCCAGCGGAAGATCGTCGGCCTGTAGCCCTTCGCCCCGCAACCATGCCGCCACGGCCTTGTGGCGCGCCAGTAGCACGTCAAAGCCAAGGCAGCTATAGCCGTCGCCGCAGGGAATGACGTATAGCTCTTGTTCGGCGTTGACGGTTACGTCACGGGCGGCCCGCTGGCTTTTCTCGAAAGGCCCCAGGGCGGCGCGAAGCCGGTCAAGGCTGCCCGCCAGGGCTGGGGTCCGCTCGGTATTCAGCAGCAATTGCCGGGCGGCCTGATACAGTTCGGTCACGGCTTTTGCGGTTGGCTTGCTCATGCGGCACCCCTCGCGATGGCAAGTCGCTTTTCGTGGTGGCGGCGGCTGGCCCGATTCAGCACGCGGGGCCGGTAGCCGATCCGCCGCAGCTCAGTCAACAGCGGGGCCGCCTCACGCCGGGTGGCAGGCCGGCTGTTGGCAATGCAATGGCCGTAGTCCGCCCCGGCGTGTTGCCCGATGTGCTGATAGCTGGTGCAGAAGTGGCCGTAGTTGTCGGCCGGGTCCGCTGGAAAGAGGGCGAACACGTCGGCATCGTCTCCCTTCCAAACGCGAATCACAACGGGATCGTTCTCTTGTGGCTTGCTCATGGTTGCTTGCTCCGGTGTTGCTCGCCTCACTACTCAAGTATGTATCAACAGGTCCGTAAGTCAAAAGCAAAAAGAAGGATTTTGCAGCAGGGGCAGAAACCGGGGGCCGGTCACGATGGTCGCACGGTTAGCGACGGTCAGGCGGCGTGGCTTGCGGCTGGTGCGGGAACGTGAAAGACCCCGCCCACGTCAACCTGCCGGCGCAGCCAGCGGTAGAAGTCGATGTCGTCGATGTGGTCTTTCGCCATGCGGTCGTAATCCTGCCCCATGTCCGGGTTCAAGGCGGCCCGGCGGGTCCGCTCGCAACGCGCGGTTGCCAGGAGGTAGTGGGCGTGCTCAATGAACTTGTCCACGTCGGCCACGCTCACGGCTTCACGCTGAAAAGGGGCGGGCTGAAGCGCTTGCTTGACGCGCTCCACGGCGGAAAATCGGCCGTTGGCGAACCGCTCGGAGATTTCGATGAACAGGTCGGGGTACTGCCGGCGAACTTCCGGCGGCACTTCTAAGCCGGCATCAACAGCGGCCTTGACGTTCATTTCGTGAGTGATTCCCGTCAGGGCATGTAGATCGGCGTCCAGATCGACAAAGGTTCCGGTGTAGGACCCCCTGTAGATACGCCGGGGTTCCCCGCCGTTGACGCTGGCAACGGCTTGTGTCCGTTTCGGCGTCACTTCCCCGATGGTCAGCAGCTCGAAACGGTCGCCGTAGGGCGGCTTGTAGCAGTAGCTCTTCCCCGCCTGTATGCCGTCGAACTGGCAAGTCGGGCAGGCGTCCAGCATGGCGCGGCACTCCCGCGCCATGTCATTGGCGACCATGCGATGAAAGCCCTTGCGAAGGGCAACGTCGATTCCGCTACTCATGGCTGTTGCTCCGGTTGAAAGGTCAGGGCGGCAAGGCCGTCGCCCTCCACGGTGAAAACGTCGCCCGGCCGGGCAGTCAGGCGATAGCGGCGACCCAACACGTTTTGGACGTAGGCCGCTTGCTTGTAGGCTTCCCGTTTCGGGTCCGCCACGGTGACGGTATCGCCGTAGGGGCCTTGGTCGATGGCGTGAAACAC